GGGGGGGGGGTGTGAAACAAGCCAGTGGTCAAATTAGCCTATATGGTTATCAGGGCTAATCACGTCCAAATGCAACAGATCTAGCGATCATCAAGCTATCTCAATGGTGCATCACAACGCTGCATCTCTGCCGTGATCGCATCGCACCATCTCTGCCATGATCGCATCGCACCATCTCAATGGTGCATCACAACGCTGCATCTCTGCCGTGATCGCATCTCAACGTTGCATCTCTGCCATGATCGCATCGCACCATCTCAATGGTGCATCACAACGCTGCATCGCACCCCAGCGATTGCCCGATGCTGCAACATACCTGCTAGATATGCCACGGTTGCCCCAGCGCGGCCCTCTCAGCGCCTCTAGCGCCCTTCCCCATACCTGAGGCCCACCAGAGGCCACACACGCCCCAGCAAGCCCATAGAGACGCTGGCAGGCGGGCCTTTGTGCGCCTGCCTCACACGCGAGGGCACAAACCGGGCGCTGGATATGCCCAAGGATGCGATATGCGGCCCTCTCAGCGCGTCGAACGCATGAGACGGGGTAACGTAGGGGCGTTGGGATTGTGGCGTTGTGTGGGGCGCGTTGGACCCCCCTACCCCCTTCTACGGGGCGGCATGGGTCAAACACACATTGCGCAAATTTTTCAGATTTAACTTTTTGACCACTGTGTCAAAATTTGTTACATCACCCGCAGCAGCCACAGTACATTTACCGGAGTTGATACGCATGCCATGGTATGTTGAGAGCAATCAGGTTGGTGGATTTATAATTTACGAAGCACCACCTGATGCAACTGATTGGGCGCGAGGCGAACCATTTGAAACAGAGATCGACGCGATCAATCATGCGATGAAGATATGCCGCGACAATATCACTACCGCGCGTGAGACTTTGCAGACTTTACGTGATCGTAAACGTGAGTTGTCGCCCACCCGCCGTAACACATGGCAACCCGAGCGCAGTTGACACGTCCCCCGGATCGATGACATATCCGGGGTGCTATGGTTTTTCTTCGATCCGCATATGAACAATTGACCCCGACTGAGCGGGCTTTCGTGGATAACGCCGTCCATCATATCGAGGGGGCGGGTACTCGCGCGAAAGAGCCGATCAGTGTGGCTGCGCGCCGGGTTGAGGTGCAAAACGAGATCGTCTCATGGTCGCGTGGGATGATGGAAAAGCCCATGGTCCTTGCTGCGATCACCGAGAGGGTCAACAGCATCGCCATTGCGCAGGAGTTGACAGCCCAAAAGATCATCAGGGAAACTGTCAATATCGCAACGGCAAACATGGGTGATTACATTGCCTATGACGATGATGGAAATCCCTACTTTACGTTGGCAAAATGCACCCGAGAGCAGTTGTCGGCTATCAAAACGCTTGAGATCGAGACGAGCGGCAAATGGGGTGAGGGAAAGACCAAGATCAAGGTTGGATTTCACGAAAAACTCACCGCCATTAAACTGGCAGGTGAGTATATTGGCATGTGGAACCCCGATAACCCGCATTATCGTGCGCAACAGGCTGAGAATGCTGCGGCATTGCCTGCCGATACCACACCTGAGGCCGCAGCAGACGCTTATCAGCGCTATTTGGAGGGGTAAAGCACATGCCGCGCACACCCATTATTCATGCTGTGGTTCATTTGCGCGACAAAGATGGGCGCTGGCAGACTTACGGGACGCTTTGTGGGCTTAAAAAGCGCAACCCCAATGAGACAACGCATATGAGTGGTAAGGTAACGTGTGGATCATGCCGCCGTATCATTGATTGCAGGAGTGAAGCATGCAATTAACCGACAAACAGATTGACCACATGGTAAAGCAATTTCTCGGTTGGGCGTTGCCTGAGAATTTCAGCCCTGATGGTGGGATTACATTCGATCCTATTGGCAATCTCGGCACAGATTGTCAGTATCGCAGAACACCGATTGGCACAAACCTCTTGAACGCCGAACAAGCGCGGGAAATGGTCAAGGCCATGGTAGCGGCGCTACCCGATAGTCCGCCCGCGTCTGTGGATGAGTTTACTCGCAAGCGTTGGAAAACGATGGAGGGGACGCAGCAGCATAACCCCGTCACTGCACTTGAGATCGCGCTGGATGACATTCGCAGCGGCAAACGCAACCCGAAACATGTCATTGTGGTGTTTTCTGATACGCCCGAAGAGGACGGTAAGACCATTCCTCCGGTCGGATGGTATCAGGCAGGGCAATATGATCACAATGGGCAGGTAGGTTTGCTGCACACTGTTGCGGCATTTATGACGCGCGACGATTATCCGCAATAACCATGTTTATCGATACCAATGCTGATCTTTTTGCACCTCGCGCACCGGTATTAAAGCCGTGGCGTCCACGCGCCCTGACACATGAGGAATGGCCGTCACTCGATTACCGGGCAGTCTATGCATGGCGTATCCAGACGCTTGATTTGCTACGACGCGATAGCACCATGCTCAAGTCAGCGCGGGAATATTACAGCACCCATCCAGCCCAATTTATTATGGAATGGATGGACACCTATAACCCGCGTAAAGGTAAAGTAAAATGGATGCCGTTTGTGTTTTTCAAACGGCAAGAGGAATTCATCACTTACGTTGAGCAATTGCGGCGCGATAGTGAGAATGGATTGGTTGAGAAGTGCCGCGATATGGGTGCATCGTGGATTGGTTGCGCCTACAGTGTGTGGTGTTGGTTGTTTCTGCCCGATGATGCAACGGGGTGGGGCAGTCGTAAACAGGAGTTGGTTGATAAACTCGGTGATCCCGATAGTATCTTTGAGAAAATCCGCCTGCTTATCCGACGCCTGCCGGATATTTGGTTGCCGGAAGGTTTCAAATGGCGTGAACACTCAACGTTTTGCAAACTGATCAACCCTGCAAATGGTGCGGTCATTGCGGGTGAGAGCGGCGATAATATCGGGCGCGGTGGTCGTAAATCACGCTTCTGGAAGGATGAGAGCGCTCACTACGAGCGACCTGAAAAGATTGAGGCCGCGCTCGGTGATAACACTGATGTTCAGATTGACATTTCCAGCGTCAATGGCCTCGGTAATGTTTTCCATCGCCGCCGCGAGGGTGGCATGGTATGGGAACCGACTGTAACCGAATACCCGCGTGGCATGGTACGGGTATTTATTCTTGATTGGCGTGATCACCCGGAAAAGACGCAGGAATGGTATGACGCTCGTAAAGCTCGCGCAGAGCGCGAGGGGATGCAGCACGTATTTGCGCAGGAGGTGGATCGCAATTACAGCGCTGCCGTCCTTAATACCATCATCAAATATGAATGGTTGACGGCATGTATTGATGCGCATCTCAAGGTTCCTTATCTGCGCATACCGCCGCCTGACATGTGGGCAGCAGGACTTGATATTGCTGATGAGGGGCTTGACCGTAACGCCATCGTGGCGCGCCAATGGATCATTTTGCGTAGCGCGCATGAGTGGGGTGAACGGGACGCAGGTATAACGACACGTCGTGCTATCTCTGCATTACGTGAGATCAGAACCAATAACCGCATCGATTTGGAATACGATAGCATTGGTGTAGGCAGCACAGTAAAGGCTGAGTACAATCGTCTGGTTGACGATGGCATTGTATCGCGCAATCAAATCAATTTTAAGCCGTGGAATGCGGGTTCAGGTGTTGTAAATCCATTCTATCGCGTCATTAAAGATGACGATCAATCTGCGCTCAATAAAGATTTCTTCGGCAACATGAAGGCTCAAGCATGGTGGGCCTTCCGTACTCGGGTTTATAAAACGTGGCGCGCAATCACCTTCGGTGACGTTTATCCTGCTGATGAATTGATCTCATTTGATAGCGGTTGCCCCATGCTCATGCAGCTTCTGAAGGAACTGGCACAACCGACTGAGGGTAAATCGTCCGGTTTGCGTATGATCGTGGATAAGAAACCTAACGGTACTCGTTCGCCAAACCTTGCGGACGCTGCGATTATGGCTTATTTTCCGGCACCAGAGCCGGGATCGACGGTGGTTGTTGGAGGTTACAGTGGTTAAATTTGCTCTTAAGTCCAGCACTGCCGGGGTGGCATATGTCTCGGTTGACGGGGGTTATCTGCAAACCCCGCAGGATGCGGCAATTGTGCGCGAAAATCAAAAGCGCGCCAATTCGACGCGGATCACCAATAACGATGTGATGTTGAAGCGCGCACCCGACATTGCAGCGATGTGCGATTATTGGGACAAAACCACCAGCATTATTGACGGTATCGATGCGATGCGTCTCGGTGGAACGGAATTCCTGCCGTGTTTCACGATGGAAGATCAGATTGAATATGACTTTCGTCTCAGTCTGACCAAGATGACCAATGTTTACCGTGATATTGTCGAAAGTCTGGCAGCGAAGCCTTTTGAGCGTGAGGTGTGCATCAAAAACGATGACACCGTTGCTGAGATCGATGCATTCGAGGATGATGTTGATGGTGCGGGCAGTGACCTGACCGTTTTTTCAAATGCTGTATTCTTTAACGGCATCAATAGCGCTATCGACTGGATTTACGTTGATTATCCGGTGCGCGATCCCAGCGTTACCACACTTGAGCAATTCAAGGCCGCAGGTTATCGCCCGTATTGGTCGCGCGTTCTCGCAAGCAATATGCTCATCGTCAAATCCAAGATGATCAACAGCGTTGAAACACTGACATTTGTTCGCATCCTTGAACCGGGCAGCGGCGATGAACCGAACCACATTCGCGAGTTTGAGCGTCTCAATGATGGTACGGTTACATGCAAGGTCTATCGTGACAGCGGCACGATGAATAACGAAACCAAAACTGCATACGTGCTTGACACTGAGGTGCAACTCTCCATCACCAAAATACCACTTGTTCCATTTATCACCGGGCGTCGTGATGGCAGGACGTGGCGTGTATTTCCGGCAATGCAGGATGCCGCTGATTTGCAGGTTGAGTTGTATCAGCAGGAGAGCGGCCTCAAGTTTGCCAAGACGCTGACTGCTTATCCTATGCTCTCAGCCAGCGGCGTCACTCCTGAGCGCGATCAGGCGGGTAAACCTATTCCGGTACGGGTTGGCCCCAATCGCATCCTCTATGCGCCTCCCACCGGCGATGGCAAGTTCGGCAAGTGGGAGTATATCGAGCCGTCCGCCGAGAGCTTGAAGTTTCTCGCTGCCGATATTGAAGCAACGATCAAGGAATTGCGGGAATTGGGTCGTCAACCGCTGACGACAAGCAGTCAAAACCTTACCAAAGAGACGACGCAGGTTGCAGCAGGCAAAGCCAAGAGTGCAATCAAACAATGGGCGATTGGTCTGCAAAATGCGCTTGAGAAAGCATTGCAACTCACCATTGAATATATGCAGATTGAATTTGAACCTTCGGTGGATGTTTACACAGAGTTTGACGAGTTTTACGACGACAAATCTCTCACCTCATTGCGCGCTGACCGCGACAAGGGTGATTTGTCGCGTTGGACTTATTGGGCTGAGATGAAGCGGCGCGGTGTTTATTCGCCCGATTTTGACCCCGTAGAAGAGGAAGCGCGTTTGCTTGCCGCAACACCGTCCGATGGCCCCGATCTCACTCAACAGGTTGACAATCCCGAAGATTGACCATAGTGTCAAATTTTATCAAGGAAGGGTGAAACATGCGTCTTTTCAAGTTTGCGCTGCTGACTTCGGTGGCTGCGATGGCGTTCGATCCAAACGGAACGTGGAAAAAGGATGAGAATGGCAATTTGGTGGTTGATGCCAACGGCAATCCGATCATCATCGCCAACGGAACCGAACAATCGGTAAAGGGCGATACGATTGCCCGCACCATGGGCGAAGCGCGCGACAACCGCATTCGCGCTGAAAAGGCTGAGGAAGCGCTCAAGGTGTTCGAGGGTCTTGATCCTGCCGCTGCCAAGGATGCGATGGAAAAGCTGAAAAAGATCGACGACAAAACGTTGATCGATGCGGGCGAGGTTGATCGCGTTCGGCAGGAAATCCAGCAAGGCTTTACCGGGCAGCTTGCCGAGAAAGACACGACCATTTCGACGCTGCAACAGCAGGTCAACAATATGCTGATCGACGGCGCTTTTTCGAGCAGCCAATTCATCGCTGATCGCGTTGCGGTGCCAGGTGAGATGTTCAAGGCTGTCATCGGCAAGAATTTCAAGGTCGAGGATGGCAAGGTTGTCCCCTATGACCTGAGCGGCAACAAGGTCTTTTCCAAGAAAAATTACGGTGAATTGGCTGATCTCAATGAAGCCTTCGAGATTATCGTTGAAGGCTACCCGCACAAGGATCAAATCTTGCGCGCTCCCAACGCCAGCGGGGCCGGTGGTGGTGGTCAGGGTGGTCAGCGCGGCGGAAACAAGCAAATGCGCCGTTCGGAATTCAATGCTCTGCCCATTGCAGAGCAGGCCCGCGCTGCACAGGCTGCAAGCAAGGGTGAAATCACGATTGTCGATTGACAATGATTTAACCGGGCGGTAAAGCCCACATTGTTCCTTGATGTGAGGGGAACTCTCCCGAACTATACCGCGTGATGCATCCCCCGCATCACGCGGTATTTTTTTGTATTGACACAAGCGTTAAGATGAATAATTTAAGCTCAACGCTTCCGGGTTGGATGACCCTGCGTTGTTCTGATTGGATGATCGGAACCTTTTGCGCCAAAAGCGCATCAAAACCCTTCCATAACCCGGAGAATAACTGTGTCCAAGATGCAAGCCATGCTGGCTTCGCGTCAGGGTCCGATGATCGGCCACCTTGCCGCGTATGCTTATGCCAACACCCTGACTGGCCTGATCCCCGATATTTACGCGGCGCTCGACGTGGTTTCGCGTGAACTGGTGGGTTTCATTCCCTCGGTCAGCCGCTCCGCGACCGCTGAACGTGCCGCCGTGGGTCAGCAGACCCGTTATCACATCGCGCCGCCCGCCTCGAATGGCGACGTGACGCCTGCGATGCAGGTTCCGAACCCGGCTGACAAGACCATCGGCTATGACTATCTGACGATCAGCAAGAGCCGTTTCACCGACTTCGGCATCGTCGGTGAAGAAGCGCGCGGCCTGAATTTCGGTCCCGGCGTCCTCTCGGTGCAGGCGGACCTGATCGCTCAGGGTTTCCGTTCGCTGACCAACGAAATGGAGGCTGATCTTGCCGGTGCGGCCATGCTGGGGGCTTCGCGCGCCTATGGCACCGCTGGCACCACTCCGTTCGCTTCCGGCGTTGGTGACAGCGCGCAGCTTCGCAAAATTCTGGATGACAATGGTGCGCCCGGTGTGGGCCGCTCCTGCATCATTTCGACTTCGACCGGTGCCAATCTGCGCACCAATACGCAGTTGACCAAGGCCAATGAAGCCGGTCAGGTCATGACGCTGCGTCAGGGCGAACTGGTCGAACTGCACGGTATTTCCTACAAGGAAAGCGGGCAAGCCGGGTATCACATTGCGGGCACCGCTGCCAGCGCGACGACCAACAGTGCGGGCTATGCGGTCGGTGCGACGACGATCACTCTTGCTTCGGCGGGCACCGGGACGTTCCTGCCGGGTGACGTGATCCAGTTTGCGGGCGATCCCAACAAGTATGTGGTCGTTACGGGCGACAGCGACACGTCCAACGGCGGCACCATCACGATCTCTGCGCCGGGGCTGCTTGTGGCCATTCCGGCCTCGGCAACGGCTATCACCCGTCTGGGCAGCTACACGGCCAACGTGGGCTTTTCCAGCAATGCCATGGTGCTGGCCTCGCGTCTGCCCGCACTGCCGAATGAGGGTGATCTTGCTCTTGACCGGCAGATCGTTGTCGATCCGCGTTCGGGCATGATGTACGAACTCGGCGTCTATCCCGGCTATCGCAAGATCAGGTATGAGATCGCCTGTGCTTGGGGCTGGAAAGTGACCAAGCGCGAACACATGGCGCTCCTGCTGGGCTGATGATCGGATGGGGCGGTTTAATCACCGCCCCATTTGCTTTTTCTGACCAATCTGATAAATTCCCGTTTCCAACAGGAGAAACACCATGGAAACTCTGCCCACCGTCACCGTAAAAGGTGAGGATGGAAATGCTCTGCGCATCAATAAGTCTGACTATGACACCAACCCCACCGCATGGGAGTTGTTCGATGATGCCAACGTTTCGCCCGCCACCAATCCCATTGAAACCACCAACAGCCCGGTTCCGACCGGCCTCATGGTTGACAAGACCGGGCGCGGCGATGCCACCCGGTTTTATGCTGTGGATGCGACCAAGACGAAAGTCGTTTATCCCGGCCTTGACAGCGACAACGGCTATGCCACCGAGGGTGAAGCATGGGCCGCGATCATGGCGCTGGCTGCACCTCAGGCATGACATAGCCTGACAGGCGTGATATTGAAGGGCGGCGGTTAATTCTGCCGCCCTTTTCTATTGGGGTTAACAACGATGACAGAGCGTTACGGTACGCCCGATGGATTTCGGGCTTATCTGGCAGAGCGGAATATGACCGCCGCCAACAGCACAGATGATGCGCTTGTGAGCGCTGCGCTTCTCACTGCTACCGAATGGTTGGATAGTCGCTATCGCAGCGTATTTCCGGGCCTCAAGACCAATGGGCGGCTTCAATTGCGTCAATGGCCACGCAGGGGTGCCAGCGATATTTACGGCTATTATATCGACTATCTCACAGTCCCGGTGCAGATTGAGAATGCAACATATGAGGCGGCGCGCATTCATTTGGATGATCCCGGCGCATTGACGGTCAATTTCACACGACCTGAATTCACCGAAGCATCTATCAATGGTGCAATGATGGTGAAATACAACACCACGCTTGGTGTTCGCGATGTTCAATTGCAGGTTCAAGCGGTGGATCAGGTACTTTATGAAATCATTCGCCCTGCATTGGGTGGAAGTTTGAGTGCGGGGCTGCAACGATAAAGGGCGGGAATTACCCCGCCCTTTACATGTTTATCGATTTGCCCGGCCGATGTTGATCAGATGATGCGCTGAACCAGCGTATCCGAATTTTCAAGAACGGTGCCCTTGATCGCAGCGCGAACGGCATCATCCACGTCGATGGCTCGATACTTGGCGGTCACATTCGTGACGGGGTTTTCAGTGTCGGGAACCGTCTGCGACACGCCGCCCACGTCGATGGTCTTGGTGTTGAAAACGGGATTGCCGAGTGCGTCCTTGACCTGCACAACAGCCCGACGATTGGCGGCGCTGATCACGCTGGACAGGTTCTTCGCGGTCTTGCCCTTGACGCCGAAACAGGTGCCGACTTCGGTCAGCGTCTCGAAAGGATATTTGGTCGGATTGCCGCGCTTGCTTTCCTTGACCGGCAGGTCGATCTTGAGCGCCGAAGTGATCGAAAATGCAACGGCAACGGCAGCGGCATCAGCCGCAACCTTGGGGGTGGAAGCCTTGGTGGCCATGTGATATGCTCCTTGAGTGGTTGTCGTGATGACGAATTGTTGATTAGCGACGTTTCACCGCATGGTCAACAGGAGAATTAACGTGGCGCAAAATTTTTATCAAAAAATGCAGAAAACAGCACAAGGGCTGTTTGAGAAGTTTAATCAGGGTGAAATCCGCTATGTCATCGAGACACCGGGTAACGGACCTGCGGATAACCCCGGCGCACCTGATGTCAGCATCACACCGTTGCCCGGTGCCACGGCGCGAGGTGTATCGTTCAAGTTTCTGAACAACTCAGGCATTCTTGCAACCGATCAGGAAATTCATTTTGCTGGTGGGATCGTCGAACCTCAACCGCAAGGGTATTTTACGCTTGACGGGGCCACCAAACTAAAGATTGTGGAAATCCATCGTCAGCCGTCCGCAGGCACCGTTGTTGCTTGGACTGTGATCGCAAGGAAGTAATGTGACACCTCAGCAGAAAATCAAAGCGATCATTGCATTCATGGCACCTGAAATCAGGGACGCATTTTTGCTGTCCATTTCGGGGATCGTGGATAATGTTGTGATTGCTGAGATTGCCGATGCAATTGAAGCGGGTGATTTCAATAAGGTTTATGTGCTGCTGAATATCACTGATCCGGTGTTCAGGCCGATGCAAAATGCACTGGAAAATGTGTATGAACAATTTGCCGATGTAAAGGTTAGTGAGTTTCCGGCCAAGATTAAAACGCCATTCGGGACTATGGTGTTTCGCTTCAACATGCGTGATCCGGTAGCTGAGAAGTTTTTGCGAGATCAATCAAGCGATTTGGTCACTGCGATTACCGATGACGTTCGCACTGTCATTCGCAACACCATGACCGATGGGATGCAGCAGGGGCGCAATCCTCGGTCTGTGGCGCTGGATATTGTTGGGCGGATCGATCAAACAACCGGCAAACGCATAGGTGGTGTTGTTGGTATCACCGGTCAACAGGAAGGTTGGTCCCGATCAGTGCGGGCCAAACTGCAAACTGGCGATGAAACCTATTTCAAGCTAGCACTACGCGATGCGCGTTTTGATAGCACGGTGCGCAAGGCATTTGAAAGCGGTAAGCCTCTCAACGCTGATACCATTGATAAACTGGTTTATCGCTACCGCGACAATGCTTTGAAATATCGCGGCGATCAGATTGCGATAACTGAAATTGGATTTTCACAGAACGCATCTGACTATGAGGCTGTAAGGCAGGTTGTCGCTCAAGGTATGGTGAAACCGGGAGCCGTAAGCCGTGAATGGGATACCGTTGGCGATACGCACGTAAGGCACATGCACCAATTGCTCAATGGTCAAATCGTTGGGATGAATGAACCATTTGTTGCGGCGGATGGAAGTCAGATGATGTACCCCGGCGATGCGTCCTTGGGCGCACCAGCTTCGGAACGCATCGGTTGTCGTTGTCGCGCAAAAACCAAAGTGGATTGGGGATATGGCCTCTGAATTTGCCGCACAATTGCAGGCTATCGCTGATCGTGGCGAGGAAGTCATGCTTGCTTGCATGCGCAACAGTTTGCAAGAGTTGATTGAGGACAATATGCAAGTGCCCATGGCAAAAGGCGGTCGCATGCGAGTTGATACCGGATTTCTGCGGAGATCAGGCATGGCTAACATTGGTGCCATGCCAACGGGTGAAGCCATTCGCCCTGATGGAGCAAAACTGGGTCAATATCAATGGAGCGGCGAACAACTCATCACCGTCCTAGCGAAATTGAAGGTCGGTGATGTTTTTTATTTCGGGTGGACAGCAAAATATGCCGAGGTTCGAGAATTGTATGACGGTTTCGTGATAACTTCACTTGCGCGATGGAAGGAAATCGTATCGCGCAATGCTGACAAACTCAAAGGTGGAAAATGAGCGCAGACCGTAGCATTCTCAGCCAAATCCAAGGCATCATTGTCGCAGCTAACCCTGATATACCGGTGAAGTATGTTGGGCGCATTCTGCCGGTTCCTGACGATCAGAAATATATTGAATTAGTGTGGTTGCCCACTAATGGTAACTTTTTCTGGAACGGTCAGAACAACGATACCGGAGCGTTCAGGATCATTCTCCATTGGCCAAACGATGATCAGGGCGCATATGGTCCGATGGATTACATGGAACAGAATATTTTGCCGCTGTTCCCCAAGGGGACGCTTGCAAACGGGCTGCAATTGCTCATGGAGCCGAATTTCAACGGTCCCCTTGAAATGGGCAAAGAAACCCTGTACCCTTGGACAATCCGCTATCAGCGTTACAATCGCGGTTAGGAAAGGCCACAATCTGATGCGCAAAATTCTCGCCATCGCCGCCAGCTTTTCGGCTGCGGCTGCTTTCGCCAACACCAATGCCGGTTCGCGCCTGTTTGTCTGCGCAACGCCGCAGCCTGACGATCTGAATGCGACGGCCTTTGCCGCGCTGACATGGGTTGAGGTTGGCGGTGTCGGTCGCGTCGGTGAAACCGGCACCAGCACCAATATCGTCAATTATAATACGTGGGGCACCAAGTTCGCACAACATGCCAAGGGCGTCAGCAACGCCGGTTCGCCTGAGATCGAGGTGGCGCGCGATCCCGAGGATGCCGGTCAAGACCTGCTGCGCACCATCGCCAAAACCAATCTGAACTATGCGTTCAAGATTTTGCGCAGCGATTTTCCCGATGCCGATCCCGCCAGCACCCCCACCATCGTCTACAATCGTGGCATCATCAGTGGCCCCAAGACCCCCAATGGTCAGGTTGAGGATTTCGACCTTGAGGTGTTCACGCTTGGCCTCAATCAGGAGCAGATTATCGTCGATCCCGTCCCCGCATAAACATTATTTGACCGGGTTGACAAATTCCGGGTGTTGGGGCAGGTTCCCAACACCCTTTTTTGTGGAGAAAATTCAACATGGCTGACATTTCCAACATCAATCCGCAATTGCGTGACGTTGAAATCATCCATCCGGGTACTGGCCTAAAACTCGGTATTTCCGTTACGGTTTGCTCGATTGATGATCCTCTTTTGACGCGCGTAAAGCGCTCGATTACTGATGAGCGCATGCGTCTTGAACAAAAGAACAAGGCGATGAAGGCGGCTGACATTGAAGAAAACCGCATCAAAATTCTGCAAACTGCCATTCGCGGCTGGAATTGGTACAGCCCGACCGGCAATGATGATGATATACCCACTTACAAGGGTGAAGTGCCCGAATACATTCCAGCGAATGTCCGCGCCATTCTTTCTGAGGAAAAAATGCGGTGGTTTGGCGATCAAATCAATGCCGAAATCTCGGAAACTGAAAGTTTTTTCGCCAAGTAAAACTCGATCTTGTCGAAGCGATTGAAATAAAGTGTCGATATGACACCAAGAGGGAGGACGGTGAAACTCGGCGGGAGTACAACGAAAGGTTCGGCAAAGGTGATTTAAATCCGCCTGAGGTGGAAATACCGGATGCTTATCGTTATCTTTGGAATTGGTATTTTGCACTGTCCAATACGCTTTTGCGCATTAAAGATGGTACAGTAATACCAATTGCTCCCACCGAGTTCAGGGCATGGTGCGAAAGCATGGGCCTGATTGTCTATCCCACCGAATATGCTATCCTGTGCGCTATGGATGAAGCATTCTGCCGGGAGACGGCAGAGGAAGTGAAGGCGTTCCAAGCGCGCGATGCTGATCGCAGGGCGCGCGAGACACAGACGCCCAAACCGAAAGCAAGGCGCGCACGAAATGGCAAATGAGATCGCTAAGGTAGGGTTTGAGGCTGATACGAGCGGCATCAAGGCGGCGAAGGCTGATCTCGATGCCCTTGTACCGTCCGGTGAGAAGGTCGCGCAGGCGGCCAAGAAAGCCGGGGATGCGATCAAGCAAACTGGCACCAAGGCTGATCAGGCAGCAGCAGGGTTGACCAATGCAGCAAATGCTGCCGACAAAGCTGCTGCTGGTGCAGGTAAGACCGCAGCGAGTGCAAATGCCGCTGCTGCGGGCCTCAATAATGCCTCTGGGGCAGCAAGTAAGGCAGCGTCGGGCATCAATGCCACCGGTAATGCAGCGGACGCCGCTGCTGCCAAATTGAAGCGTATGGGCGATGCTGCAAACGACAACCTCAATCGCGTCCAAGCCACCCCGGCCAACATCGCCGCACAGTTTCAAGATATCGGTGTTACGGCAGCAGCAGGGATGAACCCGCTGCTTATCGCATTGCAGCAGGGTACGCAATTGAGTGCCGCTTTTTCAGGTGGTGCTGGTCTTGGTGCAATCGGTGCAGCACTCAAGCAAGTGTTCAGCCCTGTATCGCTTGTGACCATCGGTGTTGTAGCACTGGTAGCATGGCTTATTGAGTTGGCGGTGAAGTTTTTTGGTGCCGGTGATGCTGCCGATGAGATGGCCAAAGCACTGGATAAGGTCAAGTTTGCCAGTAACGGTATTCATGATGCACAAAACATCCTCAAGGATGTGATCGATGAAACTACCGGAAAAGTAAAGGAACAGAATAAGGCGCTTTTGGATTTGGCAAAAGCACAATTGCTTGTTGCGCGCGTAAAGTCGCAGGTTGCAGCAATGGAAGCAAAGACCGTCATAAACAAGTCAACAGAGGGTCATTTCGGGATCATCGGTGGGCCGGGGACGGGTGAAGCATACAGTTTGGATTGGAATAAGAAAAACCCAGAAGCCAATATCATGGGTGCATTGTCGGCAGGTAAAGCAACCACCGATGTAACTTTACGTCAGCTTGATATGTTGCAACGCAGCGGTAAAATCACCGCTGCGCGCTTTGGTGAATTGGCGAGCGCAGTTGCCAATTACGGCATGGAGGTGGCAAATCAAACAACTTTTGACAAGGCTCTCCAAGGATTGGAGAGCGGTCAAGTCGATACGGAATTTACCAAACCTCCCAAGCAACATAAACAACATAGCAGCAAGGCTAAAACACCTGAAATGAAGTTTGAGGATGTGCTTAAAGGTGCTGATCAGCGCATTGCCGTCATGGAGGCTGAGAATAGCCTTATCGGTAAGCGCGGTGATGCGCTTGAGAGTGCAAAATATTTTCAGGAATTGTATAATAAGGCGCAGGATAGCGGTATCAAGATTGGCGCTGCTGAATTGGTGCAATTGCAACAGCGCGCCAACAAGATGACTGAGGTGGCTAAGGCCGGTGCATATCTCAAGCTGATGGATGATCTTGCCACTGGCAGCGCCAAGCGTGTCGAGGCCATTAAGGCTGAAACCGATCAAATCGGCTTGTACGGTCGTGCTTTGTATTTTGCCCGCGCTCAGGCTGAGGGAATTGCCGCAGCAGTTGAAAAAGGCTTCGACCCGTCCAAGGATGCCAAGCTCATGGCGGCGATTAATGGTGGGGCAAATGCTGCGGCTGATGCACAGGTTGCGATGGATCGCAAGACATTTGACGAGCAAATGAAGCGCAGCAGTGATGAGCGCATTCAAGGTATCAAGGATGAGACGGCACAGCTTTATTTACAGGGTGAAGCCTTGGCTTACGCCAAAGAAGAAGCGCGGCTTTACGCTGCTGCCCGCGCCAAGGGTCTGAACACTACTGATCCCCTTTTGCAGGCATCTATTGGCGATGAGGCATTGAAGGTTGCTCAAGCAACCGCTCGATATGACAAACTGAAAAAGACCATCGACGATAACAAGAAATCGTTGGATGGTTACAAGGGCCTTGCCAAGGATTTCGGTAAAGAGTTTGTCGATGGATTGCGCAACGGAAAAAATGCATGGGATGCATTCGGTGATGCGGCGCTAAATGCCCTGAATAAGATCATTGATCGTTTGCTCGATAAGGGTCTTGATTTGCTTCTCAACGTATTGCTCCCCGGCAGTGGTACTGCTGCTGAGGCGAGTGGTGGAATTGGTAGCATCTTTAAGACTTTGTTCAGCGCGAACGGCAATGCGTTTGACGGGAGTGGTAATGTCATGCGATATGCAACCGGTGGTGTCGTATCGAGCGCAACACCGTTCAACTATGCAGGCGGTCACGGTGTGATGGGTGAGGCAGGACCGGAAGCGATCTTGCCGTTGACCCGAGGTAGTGACGGCAATCTCGGCGTCCAATTGTATAGCCAAGGATCACGTGGAGGGCAAAACATCACCATGCCTGTCACATTCAACACCGTTCACAATCTCAACGGTGTAATGAGCAGTGAGGACGTGATAGCGTTGAATAAGCGCAGCGCTGAACAAACCAAGGCGGAAATGAAACGCAGTATGCCGCAAATTCTTGCTCAATTCAAACGCGATGGGGCGCTTTCCTGATGGCTATTACCGATGAAATTTTTGACTTCCCGAATTTTCCAATCGAGAAGCAATTATTTTATACCCCCGGCACCTCATCTGCCGGGGGATTTACCACCGGTGGTGCGCGCATCATGACGTATGAGCCGGGTGGTTTTGCACATCTCGATATTCAACCGGCGATGCAGGTTAACGAATGGGATTACCCGGAAACCAGTTGGCTCATGTCTCAGGGATCAGGTAAAATCCTGCGCGTCAGACTGGCACCGACACCGCAGATTGCGGGAGGTAGATCGACGAATGACGGTGTGCCGTGGGATAACAATTCACCTTGGTCCAATGGTCAAAATTGGATGGGCGATCTGGCATTAACTTTTGGTGCTGTGTCGCTCAAGGGTACTTCTAAGGTTACAGTCGATACCGCAGCGTATGGTGCAATTTTTTCGCGCGGTCATTTGATTGGTCATAAACACAGTGCTTACATGATCAACAAGGTGACCGCACTTGGCGGATCGAAATATCAACTTGATGTTTCACCGCCTGTAAGGGCTAACATTGCGGTTGGTGACAATGCGTTTAATCGACCTTATTTCACCGGTCAGATTGCCAATCAGAATGATATTCTCGCGACGTATGATGCAGATATGGCGGGCCTAATTCAGATGCCAAAGATCACATTGATGGAGGTAATCATCAATGAGTGATTTTTATACAACATTGGATCAATATTACGGCCCAGCCGATAGTATCGATGACATTCGAGTAGTGTCCCGACCTTTGTGGTTTTATGATTTCAATGGTGCGCCATTGCATATTTGGAAGGGTCAAGGAACACTTATCACTTCCGACAATCAGGAATGGCTCGGCACCGTTGGCCCAAACGGGAATGATTATCACACTGCACCAGCTATTCAAGATGGTCGTGATGGGACGAGTGCGACTTATGAGTTTTCGCTGGAAATTCCGCAATTGCCCGATCAAGACGTGAGGGAAACCTATGAGCAATTAAAGGCTGAACAATGGCGGGTCAACGGTCGATCTCTTTGGTGTTACATGGCCATATTCAAGGTCGATGAAGCATTGCGCATCAGTACACCTTATATCGCCTTCAAAGAACTCACGATGTTCTCACCCAAGTTTTCCGAAAAGATCGAAAGCAATGACGGTAAATCATTGCAGCGCAAATATGTCATATCGGTAACGACCAAGGATGCAAACTTTGGTCGATGGAAAAAGCCCAACGGCACTTATACCGATACGATGCAAAAGCGGCGGGCGGCTGAATTGGGTATAGCGTTGGATCGTGGTTGTGAATTTGTGGCGACACTTGCCAATCGGACTTATACCCTGCCGTGATCGACCAAACCCTTAAAGCATGGCGTCAGAGCCGATTTGCATATGGCCAGACCGACTGCCTCATGTCCTTAGGTGCCTATGCAGCCGCCGCAGGGGGTGCAGACGTAGGGAAAGGATGGCGGGGGCTATATCATACTCAAGAGAAGGCCAAGGCCATCATGGCGGCTTATGGTGGCCCTCAGGGCTTGATTGATTTGGCCGGTTTTCCTCGCTGCCCACCTGAGGATGCGCGCCGGGGCGATATGGTAGTGATCCGCCTCAAGGATGGTGACTTGATCGGTGGTCTTTGCACCGGGCCGGGAATAGCAGTAAGAGGGGAGCGAGGGGTAATCGAGTTGTCCCGGCGCTTGGTTGATGTAGTTTTTGCTTGGAGAGTTGCACCGTGTCAGTCTTGAAGAAAATCTTTCAAGCAATCATCACCATCGCTGTTGCCGTGGTTGCGACTGTTTTGTTTGGACCTGTTGTCGGTGTATTTCTCGGTTTGGCTATCGGTGCCATCATCGGTTTTGCATTGTTCGGTAGCAAATCCTCTGCTACTCAAGAAAAGATCAACGTGCGAATTGCTGAGGCACCGCGCTTCTTTCATGCTGGCAAATGCAAGACCGGTGGTGCTACGGTGTTTGCTGAATTTGCCAGTAATGCTGATCTTTGGTATATTGTCGTTCACGGTGATGCGCCGATTGACAGTATCGCCGGTTATTATCTGGATGACCTGCCTGTCACCGTTGATGGGAGTGGTGCGGTACAAAGCAAAGCGTTTCGCCTCAATGATAACAATGAGGCTGTCACATATGATGGTGCCGGTAATACTCACATTTGGCTTTACACTGCAACTCACACGATGAGCAACCCCGTCCCACCGTTCCCGAGTGCAGCATTCCGGTCTTATTTTGCGCAATGGACAGATGACCATTTGCTTGTTGGAACAACATATACCGTTGTGCGTTGTCTCGGCATGAAAACTGAGGGTCGCTATAAGTGGTACAAGTGGCGCGGCCCTCTGGGTCTTGGTGAACCGAATGTCGCAATCGTTGGTAATTATAATTTTTGTTATGATCCTCGCGACAATACTCAAGTTTTGGGTGATCCTACCACCTATAAATTTACGCGCAATTCAGCCTTAGTATGGGCGCGTTTTCGCACTCATCGCTATGGTCGCAATAAACCCGAAAGCAGCATCAATTGGACGCGAGTAGGAGAGATGGCTGACATATGCGATCAAACGGTGGTAGGCGCTTACGGATCACATACGCGCTATCGTTGCGATGTTTCAATTCCTGAGGATCAGGAGCGCGGTGAAGCAGAAGCATCGATCCTCGCAACCATGGATGGTCAAATTGTATTTGATAGTGACGGTCGTTATTGGTCACGTTGTGGTTATTATTATACACCAACGGTATCTCTCAGTCGCAATCGCGACATTCTCGCGATGGAAAGCCTTGAGGCCCTTGACGGTGAAAGCGAGACGCAGGGTGTAATTGTCCGGTATTCTGACCCCGATGCAGCTTATGCTTTGCAGCCATCAGCGGCATGGTACAATCCTAACTATTACATTGCCGGTACGGCTGCAACGTTTTTGACGATTGATATTCCTGCGATCCAAGATCACAATCAAGCGATGCGGATTGCTAAAGCCATTGGCATGCGCAATCAGCCATTGCAGAAACTCGCACCTACTACGCTTTTGCGCGGTCTGGCATGCATGCATGAACGCATTATCAATCTCGACTACGATAATGCGTTTGCTGGTGATTATGAAGTTGCCAGTCAGGTTGAGATCGATGCGGCTGGTGCAACTTGTCAGGTTGGCTTGGTCCCGGTGGATGTAAATCGTTGGACGCTGCTTGCTGGTGAAGAAAAGCCTAAGCCTGTGGTCAACAGCAGCGGGAGCGCAGCATTGGTTGTTGAACTTCCCACTGGTCTTGTTTTCACACAGATTGACAATACAATTCAGGTGCAGTTCGATCCGCCTGATGCTTACGGTAAAGCTTATGAATTCCAGTACATTCGCGTCAGTGATTACGCGAGTGGTCTATGGATTTACATGACCGTTGATATGTACAATTATTTTGCTATCAGCGGTGTTGTGGCAGATGGGATCGAATATTATATTCGCTATCGCTCACGTATCGGCGGTATTACGGTGAGCGATTGGTCAAGTCTTGTCACATTTACCACTGCAACACCAATCAGTGCCCCCACAGGTCTAACGGGTGTTGCCGCTGGTAGCGGTGTTGCAACGATTGGTTGGAGAAATCCAACAAGTGCAGCATTTTCCTACATTGATCTCTGGATGGGCACCAGTACATCATTTGGATCGGCAAGTAAAGTTGTCGGCAACATTCCCGGTGGTTTGGGTGAAGTAATGTCCTACAATTACACTACCACCACTGGCACCAAGTATTTTTGGGTTGTAGCGCGCACTGCTGACGGTACATCCTCTACACCTACTGGCCCTGTTTCTGTAACCGTAACCTGAGGTGCAATATGAGCATGAGCGTCACTGATCTGCAAACCATTCTGGGTGTAAAACCCGATGGTGTTTTTGGTGCAAAATCAACCGATGCGCTTTTTGCGCATTTTTCCAATCCAAACGCAACACATTTTAGTGAAGCCGATAAAAAGGCTGCTGCTGATCGCTTGGGTGTGAGTGTTGGGCACATCAATGCCAGCATCACATGTGAAAGCCCTCGTGGTTCTTTTGACAACAAATCGCGCCCGGTAATCCTTTTTGAGCGTCATAAGTTTGCCGCTGCAACGACGCCGCCAAACCGTTTCAATTTGAGCAATCCCGATCTCTCCGGTGGCCCCTATGGTCCCGGTGGTTATGGCCCTCTCAGCGTTCAATGGACAAAATTGGCTGCGGCATGCGCGCTCGATCCCGATGCAGCGTTTCAGGCATGCTCATGGGGTGCGTTCCAAATCATGGGTGGTAACGCTCGATTTCTTGGATATGCCAGCGCATTTGACATGGCTGTAACGATGATCAGCGGTGAAGCTGCACACCTTGAGGCATATGTGCGCTTTATTGAGAAGAATGGCCTCAAGGACAAATTGAGAGCCTGTGTTGCGAATGACCCCGATAGTTGCCGCCCGTTCGTCAAGGCATATAACGGCCCCGGCTACGAGCAATTTGACTATCACCGCAAATTTGCGAGAGCAATTGCGTCCTGACCGGTTATGCCTTATCAAGGCCCCTTAGCGACCAAGGGCAAGGGGCAAGTAATGACCGGGATTGAGCTTAAACTGATCTTAGCGGGGCTGGTGGTCGCACTTGGCATCACCGCCCCACTTCCTGATTTCCTTGGTGGGTTAGTTATCGCCCTCGGTTGTTCCTACGGTATCATGATCATGTCTGAGCCTGATAGTAGGCTCTCGGTCTGGACCACTATCTTTCTCGGTTTGGTTGCGGCAATCATGTTCGCATTGCTTCACAAGCATGTCAAAATGATTGCTGAATTTCCGTTGCAGGCTGTCATGGGTATCGGCGGCGGTTTGTCCCGGTTTGTTGCTGAGGCAACCATTGGTTTCGGCAAAACCGCTACTACTCGCATTTCGGACCTGCCGAACAAAATCAAGCTGCCGGGGGAGAAATAATCATGAACGCTCTTTTGGCGGCTATCGAATTGTTGCTTGCGGCTTTGACGTTGCATCGCGCCGTTCCCTCAGTTCTCCAAAACGGGCGCATGAAAGCGCTCAATATTTGGGCGCTGGGTGTCGCAATGGGCCTTTTTGGTGTGGATCGCTTCGCAGCCTATCTATCAGCAAGCGGCCTCACCACAACGCTCATCATGGCACATTCTATGCTCATCACCTACGGTAGCTTGCGTTACCTGCATATCGCCCGCCGTGGCCTGTCCTTTTGGGGTAACACACGATGATCTACGCATGGCTCATTCGCAAGTTTGGCCCACGTCTGGCGATGCCGGTACTGATTGTGGCGGCTGTGGCGCTTCTGGGGCTGCTTATCTGGTTGGCATGGCCCTCAGGCCCCAGCGCACAGGTGAAGCATTCTGCGGCGGTCGCTGGGGCATATGGTGAGGCTGGCAGCGCAGCAGTTGAGACTGTTGAGAGCCGCGCTCAGGCTGAGGTGCTGGTGGACAAGGCAACCAATCAAACTGTACAGGAGATCAATCGTGCGCAAAATCCTGCTGATGTGCGTCGTGCTGTGCTTGCCGGGGTGTGTACGCAACCGGCCTATCGTAACGACCCCGCCTGCGCAGTGCAGCAAACTCATCCCTGAGGGGTGGAAAAAGGGCGTCGATGGTGCGCCACTTCCTGATGGCTCTGGCGATCAGGTGAAAGCGTGGGCCGGTGCATTTATGATGCAGACCGGCCAGCTTGATAAGGCCAATGGTCGAATGGCTGATGCCATCTCTATTTTTTCGCAATGTGAGATGATGGTTAACGCGGCGCCGCGTTAATCCATCAATTGCAGCAAAAAGTATTCCAATTTAAGCGCCCGCCGCATCCTGATTTCATCCTCAATGATGCCGCCCTCTCGATCCATGACGCTGCGCGCATATGCCTCGGCTTTGGGATCGTTTTGTTTGCATCCTTTCAGTGCCAGACGAAAGAGGATACGGCGGATACGCTTGAACCTCATGACGGCAGATACTCCCATTCGATTTCGGGATCATCGAGAAAAATGGGCACAATATCACCATCATCGTCAACGATATTGAATTGTTCATCAAAGATTGGCGGTAGGTCAAGCGGTAAACACTCGTATTCCTTGCCGACCGTATAAGGTGCGGTCGTATCTTTGAGTGCGGTAACGCGCATATATCGTGCCATGTGATGTACTCCCTTAGCTGATGATCAGCTTCTTAGCTTCTGCAACGTAATAATCATAATTCACGTTGTCAAATCTAAAGTTATCCGCATCATTGCACTCGGCAACGTTCCAACCGGCCTCAATCGCTGTGCGGCGCATATCATAAGTGCCCCAACTATTCGGCTTATCGGGTTTACCAGTGCAAACCCGCTCATCCCATGCGCCACCTGTTTGCGCCATCACGGCGTTATATTCCGCCAGCGTCACTTTGGGTTTGCGACGATATTGACCGATATGATGGCCCTCAGGTGGTGGGCTGATTTTGACCATGGGCGCACCGTTCTTTGCTACATAATAGCGGCTGGTTGATTGGATTACCTCATTGCCGAGCGTGAGTTGGCTTTTGCGGTCAACCTTGATCCTGATCATGAAATCAAATGGATCGGTGTGGCATCTGATGAAGTGTTCAGGATCAGTGCCCCAGACCATTGCGGCAACAGCGGCGCGCACTGATACGATATTGCTCAAATCCTTGTACCAGCAAGGCGGTGATGCGTTACTGATGCTCTCAGCATAATTCAGAGGGTCAGGCGTCCAATACGCACCCTTGAGTTTGATCTCAGGATTATTGCTGCCCGGCTTGGCCTTCTTCACAGCGATGTAATTGTTTACATCACGAATAAACATGCTCTGATATTGAGCGTATTCGAGTTTCAGCATCGTATAATCCTGCCAGACCTTTTCGATCTCGCGGCACATCGGCACATAGTCATCATGGACCATGTACGTGATACCGTCCGTATTGGCTTGGATCAGACTGAGCGTAGGGACGTTGACCAATCGTTCTGCCAACATCGTAATCATAAGTTGCCCATTGATCGGGATCGTCATAGCGTATTTGGGATCGTAAAATACGCTATGCTCATTGTTACTTTCACCCCATGCACCGTTTGCAGCTAGTTTCAAAGCACCATTCTTGTAGGTGCCCTTAGCATGCTGTTTGCGTTCCTCTGGAATTTTGGCATATTCCACAATGAACCGTTCACCCAAGTGTTCAGGTGCCAGCAAATTCACGATGGCAACGCGCGGGTATAGACCTTCCACGTCAATATCATGGATGCCATAGCCAGCGCCCTCGCGAAACACCTTGCGATCCACGGAAGCATGGACGCCGCCCGTCCCAAAGTGAAAATCCAAACCACCAACGTGGGCGTGAATTTTGTATGCACCCTTGGTCTTAATCGTCGCCTCAGGATTTTCCAAATCCTCAGGGCGCAACACCTGTGCTTTTTTGAAATCAAGAATGCGTTGGAATTCCGGGTTTTCAAAAAAGATGTATGGAAAGATGATGTCTTTGAGCGGAATGGTGCGGCGGATGGTCTGGCGCTTCTGTTTTCTGCCATTCGCATCGCGCGTGTAGCAAATATCCTCACCAAGACGCTTTTCCAGCATCTTTTTGCCAATTTTGGTATCATTATAATTCAGCACATCAATGCTGAATTCTTCGATCATACCGATGCGGAATTCAATCGCACCTTTGGAGTAAAATGCAAATCGCTTGGTTTCCTTGACGTCCCAAACGTTATAAGGGATGATCACCTCATTGATCTGGCGTTCGGTCAGGACGGTGCCAAACGGGATACTGCTCTCAAGCACCCGACGAGAGCGCATATTTACTTCAAGCGCTTTGAGGCTGCTAGTCTTGGCCTTATTATCAAAATGATGCACTAAAAAAAGGTCCAATTGCGGGATCACTCTTTTCCAATGCGGAATGCTGGCAAATTTGTTCACTTGCCGCGCAGCAAAGATGCGCTGGTTTTCGGCATACATTTCAGCAGCCGTAGCATTCGGATGCATCATGAAATAATGCACCATTTGATAGTCGTATGCTACACTATTGAAACCGATGGAAATCGTCTCATTCTCTTTGAGCCAGTAAAGCCATTCCAGCAATGAGCGGCGATCATCGCGAAAGTCACTGATCTCCCATGTGCTACATTGGTCGGACCCCAGCAATTCGGCAGACACTAGGAAGCAATTCGGGAAGCTCTCAACGTCATAGGTTGGCCAGAGATCATTCACCTTGCTTCTCCACAATTCGCGCCCAAAACCATTCGACCGTTGCCGCATCACACGCTAGGCGCGTTGCTGCCTCATGCACCGGCACATCGTCACAAAGTAAATCAATCGCCTCGTTGTTAAAGCGGGTTTTGAGTTGCGAGATGCGTTGTTGACATAAGCCGAGTTGTTTACCGATGGCCGTCCCGGTCATCCCTTTGGCGATCAACATCGCCACCTGTGCGCGTGAAATGAGGGCCGCAGTCTGATTGCGCACCGTCAAATCCATCACAGCCTTTGACTTACTGGCATCAGCCATTCAAAATCCTGCTAGTTTATTGGTGATGATGCCGCGTTCATTTTCGGTCAAATCACCATGAGATTTGCCGAAACATGTGGTAGTCGGCTCGCGCTCAGCATCGCTCAATTCCTGCCATTCTTTGCGGTGCTTGAGAATATTCAAAACAGCGAGTTGTTCAGACTTGGAAAGGTCTGAGAAACATTGGATCGGTTGCCCCTTGAATTCAGCAACCACCCAATCAAGGTTGTCAATTGAACCGTAAACCCTCGGCCATTCCGGTTCATCGGGTGGATAATCCTTGGCGCTTTTGGGAAACTTAGCAAGGATAGCAGCCTTTGCCAGAATATTTTCCTTGGTTGCCGGTAACGCTGGCGGCATGCTGGGTTGCGTCACCTCAGCCGCCTTAATGCGCTCAAATTTCAGCGAACGTCCTGCGTAATGGACGCGCTTCTCAGCATCATAAATGGCATCATGTCCGGATTTGACATTACCGAGACGTGCCGCCGCAGTGCGCCAGATTGCCTTAAATTCGCAACCTTCATCGAACGTCATACCGAGCGCTTGAATGATATCCTCGCATTCCGCCACATAAGGGGCCTGCGTTTCGCGCTGCGGATGATCGACCGGCGCGAGGTAATAATTTACGCGCCCACCGGTTTTCTCGTTCATAAAATCCCCCATAAATACTCGATCAGACTAACGGCGGCAAACCCAATGAGAATGCCGCCAGCCAACGTTTTGAGGAAGGCGCTCAATCACCTTCCTTCACGAAAATTCCATCGACCATTTTGCCCCGGCGATCCTTAATATGATACCAAGTGATACGCATGCATTCGTCCAGAGTGCAGCCGATTTGCACAGCCCAAATGGACAGGTGATAGAAAGTCCGCATAATGTGCAGGTATGCCTTGTCGTTGGATGAGGCCGTGTATGCCATATTTTCCATCGAAGGCGCATCAGCATCCATCAGGAAATGCTCAACGTATTCCGCCGCCTTCCCCAATTCGACCATGATGCGCAACGCGCGTTGACCGGTATTATCGGCATAAATCAGGGACGGTGTGAATGTCGGTGCGCTGTAGCCGAGTTGAGCAAGCCAAATCACCAGCACGACAGCAGTATCACCGATGCCGTCCATCGCAGTGTTGCGAATATCGCTAATCCGCTGCGCATCGCCGCTCAATTTGGCAGCAGGCAGACGAGCAATAGCACCTGCGGCTTCACCCAATTCTTCGAGCAATTTGAGCGCCTGTGCAGCAGGATTGCTGCCTTTGATCAAATTGCGCGCAATAGCCCAATCGCTGATGTCCGCACAACGATTTTTGAACGGTATGGTATTGAGATTGAATTGCGTCATGAGGGTAACTCCCTAAAGTCTGATGCAGTCTTGTAGTTGATTGTCAAAGAGGCAATTGGGCCATGCGCAACCTACTCCGCATGGCCCATGCCAATTATCGCGGGGGCATCATACCCGGCATCATCATACCCGGCCGAGGTTGTCCCGGCATGCCCTGCGGCGGTGCCATCATCTGGGGTTGCGGCGGCATGCCGGGTTGCAGGAATTCAGGCGCGGGTGCAGGCATCATACCGGGTTGGGGTTGCTGCATGCCTTGCGGTTGCATCATCATACCGGGTTGGGGTTGTCCCGGCATACCGCCCATGGCAGGCTGCATCTGGGGTTGCTGCATGCCCTGCGGGGGTGTCATCATACCCGGCTGAGGCTGTGCGGTAGGTTGAGGTTGCATTTGCGGTTGCATACCCGGCATACCGCCCATGGCAGGCTGCATCATGCCGGGCTGTCCACCACCCATACCCGGCATCGTGACCGCGCCAGCGCCGCCAATCGGCGTAGCGGACGCGCCGGGGGGAAGAGCATGGCGCTGGCCACCAAACATCGCCTGCGGATCGGCACCACCCTGACCGGCAATATGCTGGTCATAGGCCACGAATTCAACGGCCTTGGGGTTGATATAGACGCCGGGAATTTTGGGTGACTTTTGCCCGTTGTACGCCACTTCGACGCCAACCGCGACCCAATCGCCGCACTTCAATTCCTGCGGTGCCATCTGACGATAACCTTGCCCGGTTTCGTTCAGCTTGAACAGCGGCGGCACATAGGCTTCGGTGCTGATATTCAGCACATAGCAGCCCGCGTAGCCCGGTCGGTTGTTGTACGGGACGCCGTTCTTATCGATGCCATCACCGTCCACATATTTGTACGCGAAATTCGGCGGCGGGCTTCCATTGAATGCCTGCGCGGCAATGCCGTAAAGATGCGGCCAAACCTGTGCCTGAAACTGATCCTTGGGGATCGCCAGACCAAAACTGATCTGCTGACGCGGCTGACCGTTCGCGCCAACTTTCGGCACCTTGTTGTCGTCCAAAACCGGCTTCTGCTTGAGGGGTTCCTGCCCCCAAACAATCCGGCCAACCGGTGTGGTGAATTCAACCATTCTCAGTCCTTTCTCAGCATTTTGCGCGCTTTTGCATCAACGTCGATGCGGACAAGTTTGCGCGCTGCAACAGGCCGCTCAGTCATAAACTCGATAATCTTGGGATCAACCCCGCGCCGTTCCAACTCAGCCGGTGTGCATGTTTTTTCCACCGTGGCACTCTTGCCGGTCAATGCCGTGATCGCTGACGGGGTGAAGGCTGATTTGAAACGTCGATTGGCGTAACTCAAATCGATCATGTAATTTGGGATCGCTTCGCCAGCCATGATGCGATGTCGCGCTAATTCTTCAAGCGCTTTAAGACGACCTTCGATCACGCTTTCAGCCTGCCTCACCAAGTCCAATTCGGTGGCTAATTGTTCAGGCGCGAGAGTATCGCTGAAAAATTTGGTGGTGGCATCGATAGCATTCATATTCGCTTCGCGATATGCAGGGCACACCGATGCAGCGTGACACTTGGCGCAATGCGATCCAGTGTGAAGGCTGTTATCATTGCTGCCAAGCCGCGCATAAATCTGCTGCGCAAAATTCGTCAATTCAACATAATTGAACGACCATTCGCGCATCGGGCCAAGCGGGTGATGGCGGCGCGGCTGGTGGATGCGCAAAGTGATCTTTTGAGGTTGAGCGTTATTGTGAACACACCAGCCAATCGCGTGGCTGATCAACGTCCAATTCATCTCAGGCTCAACGAGACGATAGCCGTATTTGAAATCGTCAACGGTGAGTGATTGCGGCATCTGATGTTGATCATTGGGATGGCATCGCCACGAAATGTGATCAGCACGACCTGCCACCGGACCATGTGACGTATCGACTTCCATCTGCCCGCAATCGAGCGCACCCAGATACGTTTGGACGTGGCGGGCCATTTCCTCATCCATGATGTGGCCGTTATAAGCGCGCGTCCCAATCAGCGCCCAGATATTCGCACCGTTGAAAACCTGCTGTGCCATGTAATGCGCAGCATTGCCCTCATCACGCGCCTGCGGATCGTCATCGCCCGGCAAAGGTGCAGGCATGTGGTGCGACCCAAGACATTGCATCAGGCGCGGCAAACGAGTGGCATCGGTGTAGATCATACTTAAACTCCGGTAAAATCCCGGCCACCGAAGCAGCCGGGAAATCACATCACCATTTGCCATCCATGGTGAAAAGCTGCACCATGTAATTCAGCTTGGCCGGATCGGTGGCCAAATCCGTCACCGCGTTGATCGGCTGGAAACCGGGCTGAGCCGCCCATGCGCCATTGAATGCTGCGATCTTGGATTGCAGATATTCCATCGTGACCTGCCCGCCCTGCATCAGAGATGTCAGATGCGCCATGAAACCGTTGAAGTCCAGCGCTACCGGGGTGGGTTCCGGGGGCGGCGGCGGTGCGACGGGGGCAGGAACCGGAACCGGCGCAGGCGACGAGATCATCTGGGGCGGCGCAGCAATTGAAATCGAGGGCATGACGGGCAAACCAACAGGCGGCATGCCGGGGATCGGCGGCAAGGTGGCCGGGGGCATCGGTGCAGCAGTCAGCGGGACGGGAACGAGCGGTGCTGCGGTGCTGCGCAGTTCAGACTGCACGGCCTGCACGGTCGCTTCGGCAACACCACGCTTCATGCGCCATGTGCCGTCCGAATTCTTGCCCTTGGATTTGGCATGAATGCGTTCATCCCACGGAAAACCGTTGGCGTCGACTTCGCCGGGATTGATGGTCAGCGGGCCACCGGATTGATCACCGTCATCATCGTCATCATCGTTTGGCATGGGCGGCATCATGGGCATTGCCGGTGCGGGCATGACATGAGCCGCCGAAGGGACGATGGTTGACGTGCTGGCACTGATGAGCGTCGTATCGGTCGAAGCGATCAGGTCAGCCGGGACTGAGGTGAGAAAAGCGGCAAGAGCCGTGGGCGAACCCGAAAGTTTCAGTAAAATATCCATTGATATGCTCCTAGCAGGGGAAATATCTGCTAAAACCGTATTAGCCTTGCCTTGACAGACGATCAAGCAAAATTTAACAGGGTGGTCAAATTAATGGAGCATCGGTTATGCCTAAATTTTCCATGACGTGTGACACCTTCCATCGCATCTCACGCGCATTATCGCCATCGTTGCCGCCCACCGTCCATCAAAGTTGGAATACGCTGCGCATCGATAACGGGTGCATCATTGCCGGTAATCGTTCATTCATAGCAATCGAACATTTTGCACAATGCGACGGTGTTGCTCATTTGGTGCCTGATCCCGCATTGCTTAAACAATGTGAGATCGAAGCGATGCACGGTGGGCGCATTAATATCGTGGTAAACGAGATGTTGGGTTTCGCTACGGCAAAAACAACGTTCGGTTATCAGACTACTGGTAATTTACTTCATCAAGGTGAGATCGATCCTGATTGGTCACGCTGGCGCGAGATCGTCAAAAAGATGGAAACACCTCCGCAGGCGCGCGGTGCCATGTATTGGGACGCGCAGGGCATCCAGCGCTTGATTGAAAGCAGCCCGTCCGGTGGTGTGGTGTTTGAGGAACGCATTGACTGTGAACGTGGGTCACCCATTCTCATTCGCGATGTGACGGATTATAATTGGCTTGGGTGTTTTCATCCTTTTGCCAAATCTCAAACATATGCCGGTGCAATCCTTCCTAGCTGGGTGAAGTGATATGCGCTTGGCACACGGCGTCACTCGTAGCGTATTGCTTATCGGTAAATACGCCATAAAAACACCGTCTATCCGCAACGGTTGGGTGCATTTTCTTCACGGCATTTTAAGCAACATCGAAGAATACAATTTCACTGTGCTTGCTGATCATTGGCATCTCTGCCCCGTGCTTTGGAAAAGCTGGGGTGGTTTTGCAGTTATCATGCCGCGTTGTGAAGAATTAACACCCGATGAATATTGGGAAATGACAATCAACGCAATTAAAGATGAAGACCCAGATTATCCCCATCAATGGTACGGTATTAACAAGATTGATTGGAAAATTAATAATTTCGGCAAACTCAATGGTCGTATCGTTCTTCTCGACTATGGTGAACTAACATGACACCTGTATTTTGTCGCATCTCACATGACCCTGATCGCGGGACATACGGTGATTGTTTGCGCGCTTGCGTTGCATCCATTCTTGACATGGAAAACAGCCCGGAATTGGTGCCGCATTTTGCGCATGATGGAGCCGATGCGGAAACTGTGCGGGATCGTATGGATACATGGTTGATATGCCATCATGGGTTATGCTCATGGTGGTCCAACTATGATCCCGACACATCGCGAGATGAATTGCTCCAAGCACTCGGTACTGGTGTTCCGTATATGCTTTTCGGTGAGACTGCCAGCGGCGGTGATCATGTGGTGATTTGTCAAGACGGCAAAGTTATCCATGATCCGGCTTGGTATCCAACACCATTGGTGCGCGGCGGTAAACATGGTTGTTGGTCTGTGGTGGTATTGGCTCGCGTATGACTATTCAATTACGGCCTGATCAGTTCAAGCTGAAATCTGATGTGTATGATGGCTGGAATTCTGGCATGAAAACCATGATGGCCGTCCTTGCAACAGGTGGCGGCAAGAGTGTCATCATGTCCGATATTGTGTTGGATGGCGCACAACAGGGTGCTTGGCAGGTTGTGTGCGCTCATCGTAATGAGTTGGTCACACAAATGTCAGTGCATATCGGACGGCGTGGCATTCCACACCGTGTGATCGGCTCCGCTGAGACTGTACGCGAGGCCACAGCGCAACACCGTGAGGAATTCAGCGGTAAATCGTTCGTTAGCCCTAACGCCAATACTGCTGTTGCATCGGTCCAGACCATCTTGGCCCGCGCTGAACAACTCAAAAAATGGGCGAGTAACGTCCATCGCTTTTTTGGTGATGAAGGTCATCACTATCTGCGCGATAATATGTTTGGTGAAGCGTGGAAACTATTTAACAACGCTCAATCTCTTCTGGTTACTGCCACCCCCAGCCGTGCCGATGGTAAGGGGCTTGGCACCACATATGATGGCATCGTTGACCGTATGGTTTGCGGCATTGCGATGCGTGAGCTTATCGATATTGGTGCATTGTCTGATTACGAAATCGCTATTCCCGATAGTGACTTTGAAATCGACGATAAGGATTTCAATAAGGACGGTGAACTCTCACCCAAGAAGGGCCGCGAGGCGTCCAAGCGTTCCCATATCGTCGGTGACGTTGTTAAAGAATACAGTCAACGCGCCCTCGGTCGCAAATTCATCTGCTTTGCTACAGACGTTGAAACTGCCAATGAAATGGCACAGAGTTTCAATGCTGCCGGTATCCCTTGCGCGTCGGTCAGCGCCAAAACACCAACGGCAACGCGCAATGAGTATATCCGCCGCTTTAAGCGCGGTCAACTCATCGGCCTGATTAACGTCGATCTCTTTGGTGAAGGTTTTGACGTACCTTCGGTTGAGGTGGTCATTATGGCCCGCCCAACCGGATCGCTTGCCGTGTATCTGCAACAGTTTGGCCGTGCGCTGCGCGTCATGGCTGGCAAAAAATATGGTCTGGTTATTGACCATGTAAGCAATTGGAAACGTCACGGCTTTCCCGATAAGAAACACATTTGGACGCTTGAGCGACGTGAGAAACGCGCCAAAAAAGACCCTGATCCTGAAATGGAGGATTTGGTAGGGTGTAAGAATTGCAGCCGTCCTTACCCCGCTGTGTTGCCCGCCTGCAAATGGTGCGATGCTGAGCCGCCTGCACCTGATCCTGTCAATCGCAAGCCGCAAAATGTCGATGGCAACCTATTGCTGCTCACCCGCGAGATGATTGCTCAGATGCAGGCCGCTACTGAGTTGGAAAGCCCTGCCAGCATGGCAGAGCGCGTTGAGGCTGTTGCAGGGCCTCTGGCGGGCCGTGGGGCCTTCAACCGGCAAACGGAAAAGATACATGCTCAGCAGCGTCTACAGGCCGCCATAGCCCAATGGGCGGGATGGCAAAGGCATCTAGGACGTTCGGATGCAGAGAGCTACCGTAGGTTCTATCTTACTACCGGTGTCGATGTGATCAGCATACAGGCATTGGATGACCGGGCCAAATATGAGAGCATGGCAGAGATGGTCGAAGGCTGGAATGCTAAATATGCAGCGGAGGTGATCGGTGGCTGAGGTGTTTGTATTTGGTAGTAATTTAGCGGGCAGACATGGTAAAGGTGCAGCGTTGTTTGCATTGCAAAACCATGGCGCAATTTATGGTGTCGGGTGGGGACGGCAAGGCAATAGTTATGCGATCCCCACCAAGGGTTTCGGTAAAAAACGAATGCCCGTCCTACCGTTGCCGCTCATTCACCATTTTGTGCTGGCATTCTTGGATTATGCGCACAAACACCCTGAGGATAGTTTCAGGGTTACACCGATTGGTTGCGGATTGGCAGGATACAGACCATCACAGATTGCACCGATGTTTAATTATGCACCGATGAATGTCAGTTTGCCTTATGAGTTTCAGTTTTGATGACCGTCTATGTCGATAACATGGAGGCATCCTATGGGCGCATGAAAATGTGCCATATGTGGGCTGATACCCGCGAGGAATTGTTTGCCATGGCCAGCAAGATTGGCGTCCAAATCAAGTGGTTTCAGCGCCCGAACGGTGATTGTGAGATCGGAATGGATGCCAGTTGGGAGCATTTTGACATTGCAATGAGTAAGCGTAAACTGGCTGTGCAAGCTGGTGCGGTTGAGACTAGTATGTACGTCATGGCACTTCACGCAAATCATCAAAATTGGATCAAAGCGATCAACCGAGGACAATTTGAAAAAGCGATGCGTTGTGCGCAATCCATGGGAAATGCCGCAACCTGCATTGTTAGGAGAATGCACGATGGCATCTGAGAGCCTCACACAACAGCAAACCCGTCAAGTCTTTATCGAGGCAACGATGGGACAAATGTGGCGCAATAATAGTGGTGCCTATCAAGATGAGTATGGCAACTTTATCCGCTACGGGCTTTGCAATGAAAGTGAACAACAAAATAAAAAATTCAAGTCAAGCGATCTCATCGGGATCACACCAACACTAATTACCGGCGACATGGTTGGATATTATCTTGGCGTATTCACTGCACTTGAGATCAAAAAACCGGGTTGGCATTTGACACCCGGTGACAAGAGGGGACAAGCTCAAGCAAATTTTCACCGCCTTGTCAAAGATGCTTGCGGTTTTGCTGGGTTTGTGACAGACCCTCAGGATGCTTTAAGGATTGTGAGACGTGCGTAAGACAAATTCCCATGGCGAGACGGTCAAAGCGACCATCATTGAGACTGGCCTCGCGCTCTGGCGCATGGATGCGTCTCTTGCGACCGCGCGCCGGATCGGCAAGGAAATCCGCCTGTCCCATGGTGCAGTCCTCTATCACTTCGGATCGAGCGAAAACATGCGTGACGCTATCGCACGTGAAGCTGTACGGCGTCGTGATGCAGTAATAGTGCCGCAGCTAATCGTAGCGCGGCACTATGCTGTTGCTGACTTGTCAGAAGCGGACAAGATTGGGTTCATGCAGGGTTATTGATCATCCAATATGCTGGCAGGGCCAGATTTCCAATAAACATATCGGTTGTGACTGCCCTTGCGCCATTCTGCGTCTCGCGCAGCATCCTCAACCTCAATCGGCAAATCAGCCGGGTCAACGATGCCAGACCGACACAGACCACCATTGGCATCCAATTCCCGAAAATAGAAGCGATCTGCCTCAGCGTGATAGCGCACCAATGTTTGCGTAGTCGGGAGCCTGCCAGGACGGCTAAAGTTGTAGCTGATCATTGAAAATCTTCTCAATCATGGCCTCGCTAGCGTGTGCGTAAGGCCGGTTGAAATACCAGAGGATGAGGTGTGCGCCACCATTGCTATCGGTGATCGTCCAAGGGCCAGATTGCTTGATAGCCCATGGTGGCCCTTGCCAGCGCCACGGAATGAAGCAATCACCCTGCGCAGCAGCTTGGCGGCTCATCATTCACATCCCATCGCTTGCCGCAGGTACACACGATCTCATCGCTATATCTACGGCGCGTATGATCATTGATCGGCGGCGGTAAATCCTGCTGAGTATCAAACAGGTCAGGCACCGATAAGCAACTAGTTTCATATCGCTCAGCGTCATATCGTCGCATGGCCTCTGCAATTTCCAGCGCCGTGCCGGGTGTTGCAGCATCAGCAAAATGCTTGCCGTTGCATAGGACTTGTTTGCCGCTGGCGGTATATGTCATCTTATTTCAACTCCGCTGTGGGAATGGCCACCTCAATCGTTGCGGCGATGATCTTGGGCGCGCTTGCCGCTGCCATGCCATCAATGATCTGGCGCAAAGTATTAAGTGTATCAGGTTTGCCGTCATCGACCGCCTTGACAATCTGCGCGACGATACCTGCATTGTCCACACCATGCTTTTTGAGCCAGATGGAGAATTCTGCCTTCCATGCTTCATATTCAACAGTGTGAATTTGCCCATCACTGGACTTGAAGCCTTTGAATTCTTCGATCATTGGTTGGTTTCCTTAAAACAAGGGTTTCAGTGCAGTCTGATCGAACAACAAGTCCCGCTGCCCCTCAACCGTAGGTTTATATTCCGTTAGCTTTTGCGCAATCATCAAACGCTCTTTGGCGTTATCATGCGCCGCAGCAGCATGTTTGATTTGGGACTGCTTGCGATGGATGTAGCCTCGTCGCGCTTCTTCCCATGTTGGGTATGCATATTTGCGTCGTGCATCATGGAGAATGAAGTGCTTGTGTTTTTCAACCAATGTTGGCCAATTTTCCCTAACCATCCATTGATTGGCAATCCAAACACCCTTTGGTGTTTCCTTGATCACCACAAACTGAACGGTGCTAATGACAGCCTGACCGTGACAATCTTTGCTATCAATCAGTCGGTAATAGATTGTCATGATTGCAGCTCCTTATCCACCAGCAATCTCTGCCATTGCGCAATGTTAAAGTCAATAGCTGCGTAACAATGCATGCGGTAAATTTCACCGTTACGTATGAATGTCAGCACGATTTGCCGCCCATTGCGGTTGATGGAAACCAACGTAGCAGCTTCTGCGCATTCCATCAGCATCTCATTGCTCTTGTGCAATTGCTCATGCAAGGCGGCGCTGCGCTCTTTCTCGCGCTTGAGTGCGTTTCCTGCGCTCCAAAGCCATTCCAGTACGCGCATGCTCAATCTCCCCATATCGTCCCAACCTAGATAATCCGCCATTTTTGCTGGTCAAGCGAAAAGTGTGCAATTGTGCGCAAAACTGTGATTGACACCTGACCGGGCGGTGAGGTAGCAAACCGCCATGGCTAAAACTCTCCAACTTGCCGCCGTGGCACGGCACATAGGCGTGTCCCGGCGCACCCTTTACAATCAGTTGAAAAGCGGGCGCTTCCCCGTACAGCCGCTTGAGGGCACAAATCCCCGGCGTTGGTCGGTAGAGGAATTGGATGCATGGCTGCGGGGGAATAAAGGGTGACACAATCGTATGAGATGGCCGCATCTTATCTGGCGGCGCTTGGTACTGAGCAAGTACAAGAATTCCGGGCCATTCATGATCAACTCAAGGATATTCCTGCGCGCCCGCGCCGTGGGACATTGGCCGAATGCTGGCAGTGGTTGGTTGAGCAAAACAACCAAGGATATGGCATCTTTGTAACACCATCGATCATGGATGGCGTTGGGCGTATGTTGGAAAACGTAGCCTATTGTCGCGCAAACTATGCCGACTTGGACGGGATTGATGCGCCGCAGCAACTTGCGCGCGCATCGGAATTTAACCCGCTACCTTGGTTTTGCGTCAACTCATCACCCAACAAGTATCACGTATATTGGCCCGTCCAAGCATATGTCGGCAACGAACGTTTTGAATTGGTGCAGCGTAAATTGCGCCAGTTGTTCAACGGTGACAAGAACGTCATCGATCCAACGCGCGTTATGCGTCTGCCGGGATTTTATCACCTCAAGGGTGAGCCGCATCTTGTCACCTGTCATGCGTTGCAAGGGTATGGTGTACCGCTGACGGTTGAACACCTTGAGGCTGCAACGGCAGGCGTATTGGTGATCGATGGCGGAATTGGTACGCGCCACGAATTGGGTGATCCTGAATTAGCTGCGCCATCACTGGAATGGTTGCAACGCGCTCTCGATTTAGTCGATCCCAATGCGCTTGATCGTTATGAATGGATCGCGCTTACGAGCGGCATCAAACAAGCCGGTTGGTCACTAGCCAGCCCGGAAACGCTTTACGAAATGTGGGCGCGTTGGTGCGCTCGTTACGATAAAAACGATGAGGGCGAAAACCTCAAGCAGTGGGACAGTATTCGCAACACTGAATTGGGGTGGCACAGCGTTGTTCGCCGCGTCCCGACATTGCAAGCGTTCATGTCGTTCGGTGAGAAAAAGCGAAGCACTGCTGTTGCGAATACTCCATCAGACGTACCGGAAATGCCGGGGCCGCAACCGCTGGATTGCAGCGGTGAATTTTTGACACATCTTGAGCAAGCTGAATGGTTTAAAGGTTGCACATATGTCATCAACCTCGGCTTAATTATGGATGCTGATGGGCGTTTTCTCAATTCCAATCAATTTAACGCTAAATACGGTGGTAAGCTGTTTATTGTCACTAGCGGCGGCAAAACGAGTAATGAGGCATGGCAGGCTGCCACGCGCGGCACATTGTTTCAAATTCCCAAGGTCGATCATATTCGTTTTTTGCCAAGTAAACCGCATGGCGAATGGATTACTGACGATATGGGACGCATCGGTATCAACACCTATAAGCCTGCGCATATTGAACGTGCGCCGGGAGATGTGACACCGTTTTTGCGTCACATTGCGATGCTGCTGCCTGACCCGATAGATCAGCGCATTCTGTTGGATTACCTCGCGCACAATATCAAATATCCGGGGCACAAAATTCCTTGGTCATTTGTGATCCAGAGCGCGGAAGGTGCAGGTAAAGGCGTGATCAAACGCATCATTACTCATTGCATCGGTCAAAGCTATGTCTATTTTCCCAATGCCAAGGAATTGACGGCATCAGGTTCGCAATTCAACGGCTGGATGCGCAACAAATTGTTCATCCTTGCCGATGAAATCAAGGTGGATGATCGCCGCGACTTGATCGAAGTACTGAAACCGATGATCTCTGAATTCCGCATCGAAGTGCAGTCCAAGGGTGTCGATCAGCAGCTTGAGGACAACTTTGCTAATTGGGGGTTTTTCACCAATTATAAAGATGCCGTCCCAGTCAACAAGAATGGTCGTCGCTTTGCAATCTTTTTCAGCCCGATCCAGACCGCACAGGATTTGTTGGATCGCCAGATGGGCGAACACTATTTCAAGTGCTTGTATGACTGGCTTGATGCTGGTGGTGCCGCTGCGGTTGCTGAGTGGTTTATGACACATTATCAAATTGAGCGTGGTGCTATTCCTATGCGCGCACCCAAAACCACCAGTTGGGATGAAGCCGTTATTGCAGGTCGCAGCCCGCTTGAGCGTTGTATCGCTGAGGGGATTGATGATGGCTTGGACGGCTTCAAAAATGGCTGGGTATCGAGCCTTGCCGTCCTGCGTAAAGTAAAGGCGGATGGGGCATTGGTGCGTACACCCTCGCTTGATGCTATCGGGCGTTGTTTGGCTGAAATGGGATATAAGGATTGTGGTCGAGCGCCGCGCCCATGGTTCCAAGAGAGTGCAGAAGTGCGCGCCACAGTGTTTTATTGTAATGGTTATGCCGATCCTGCGGGATATGGGCCAGCACAGGGATACGTTTGATGACCTACGCTAGGGCAACAGCATTAGCCAAAACTTTTAATAGTCGCAATGATGGAAAGACATACGAAGCATCACGCCAATATTGGCGTGATGGTAAACTGTGGTACATTCATTGCTCTGATGGAAGTGGAATTTTCAATGCAAATATGTGATTTCCCCGGCGCAACACCCATCGGCAAACCGCGTGATTGGGTAGAAGATTTGGACGGTGAATGTCTGACGATCTACGTCCAACCCGAACTCGACACACTGACGGGGATGGTGAAACTTCACAGCATTTATCGGATGAGTGAGGACGAGATAAAGGCGCTGCAAAATGGCGGTGTTTTGCGTCTCAGTATGCTGTGCAGCCCACAGCGCGTTGTGCATCCGGTATTTCAAATGGCAGTGCTTGGCCCAAATTTGACCGGTGAGATCGCACCCGTCCCTAAAGGTGGTTTGGGTGACGTGATTGAACGCTAGACGCAGCAAAAACCCCCGGAGTTTTCAACGGCCTCCGGGGGTTTCCTTTGTTACCTGCACAAGCAACAATGCCTTGCTAAGACACCTTGACGCCCCTGTCAAGCAACCATGCCCGCCCTGCCTCGGTCAGGCGCAATAGGAGCGTTCGGGGTGATTGCCTCGTACACATACCTCGGCTAACCAATCCATCAGCAATCGCCTTGTGGCGGATCATGCGGGCTTCTGTGGCGCTCTCAAAGCGATACAACTCAAGGCGCATGGGCTGAGGCATCTCGCTCATTTGCCGTCATCCCACCGATGGATACGACCCCATGCATCACAGACCGCCGCAGCTTGGCAGAGAGCGTCGTCCAGCGCATTATGATGCGTCCCGGTCGCATGAGCCGCCAGATGCGCTGGATGGTCTGAGATGCCCGCTGCGTCGAAAATGGTGCGGGTGTCGCGAGGCGCTCGATAGTGCCACGGTTCCTTGCTGCCGAGAGCATGATAGACCGCACCGAGAATGGGCACGTCATAATGCGCACCATGGCCCCAGATGTGGGTGCAACCCATGGACAGAAACCATTTGGTAAACAGCACCAGCCCATCCATCAAATCGACCGGATCAGCGAACGCCTTGGTCGCTTCGGCTTGTTCCGGCTCATTCCACCATGCGACAGTGCCGGGATCGCGTTGCAGGTTGTATTTATATTCAGGCTCACCGTGGTAAAAACCAGTATTCATACAATTTTCACAGGCATCACCCGGAAGCCCGGTATATTTCCCATCACCGCAGTAATCGCAGGTATTGATGATTGGATTATCCACCGCAACATAAAATGTGCCGCCGCTGTTGCGCGTTGCGACAAATCCCGTTTCGGGATCAAACACACAAGCGCCAATACTGCACAAATCCATGCCGGGACGATTGCCCCATGTTTCGAGATCAAGCATAATGTGTGTCATATTTTACAACTCCAATCCGTGTCTTGCTGCCATTGCAACCTGCAACGCGCGCCATTGTTCTTCGGTGACAATTCCGGCAATGTCCTCACCATACTGCGGCCAACCATGTGAATAATTGAAAATCATCATGGCATGGCTGATCGTAGCTGCACCGAGTTTTTTCTTGGCAAATGCCCGGTGAACCTCAACAGAGCGTGGGGAAATGCCCAACAGCTTGCCGATCTCGGTCGCGTTATATCCTTCGCTGGCGAATTGGAGACATTCATGCTGCCTCTTGCTGAGTTGCTGGCGCATCAGTTACCGTCCCAAGGTTCAAGCGCACTTTCAGGGTAAAGCTGGACGCTGCCCGGTTCCCTGCTGCTTTCGATGCAATAGCCAATGCGCGTCAACGCAGTGCTGTAAAATCCAACAACAGTGCCGTGCCAAGCAGCACCGGATTTCTTTTGCAACAGGTCGCCAAGTTTGTATTTAGCTTCGGCTATGATATGGAGTGGGATAAATTTACTCACGCTCCAACCCCCTCATTAAGTTTGGCGAAAATATCGCGAATGATTGCCGCCTTGAAACTGTTTGGTGCCTCAATACCGTCCATTTCTTCAAACAGCGGTTTGAGCGCACTCTGCATCTTACCGTTTGCGGCGAGAATTTCAGCAACCGCGACTTGGACGTGGCTGAGTGCTTCCTCGCGAATATCGATTAGGCGTTGTGTCATTTGCGCACCTCTGCCCGATCAGTGATCCGCACATCCTTAACGCTGGGGATCAACCGCAATCCTTTTGCCAATGCCTTAGCGTCATCAGCATGAGTGCAATATGCTGCGTTGTTCCATTGATTGGGCTTCGGATAACCGAATGTTTCAATGAAGTATCGTTGACCTTGATCGCCTATCTTATCGGGTGGCAATGTCATCGTTTCCCCCTGTGCTTTTGTTCCCACAAATACTCATTACGCGCGGCGATGAGTTTATCGATTGTCTCATCACGTACCTGCACGATAGCACCGTTGGGAAAATGGAGCCATCCGCCATGATCATCATATTTTACTCGCATAGCCATCCTCGCAAACAACTCTGGATTGACGCAACATATTATCCTCTTGCACCGGTAAACCGTAAACCGTCCATTTGGTATTTTTGCTTGGAATACTGTGATGATTGCGCATCAAATTAAAATCTGGCTCAGTAAGCCAAACGCGAACCGACACACGACCGTTGACCTTCAACGATGCGATGCGTTTCCCGATGAAATACATCAAATCGTCAAACCTCTTGTCAGCCATAAAATACCCCTCATAAAACTTGACCACCCTGTCAGATTAATGTGCCTTTATCAAGTCAAAAATCCCTGCTAGATTGGAAATTAAAGGAGTTTGAGCCGCCATGACCGATCCCGTTGAAATGCTGCGTACTGCCCTTTTTGGTGATCCGCCTCAGCCGAATTGGAAACCTGATCGTCAGGGTGTGATTGATGCATTTGCAGTGCTATCTGCACCGCTGCAAAATTTGATCATTGCTAGCGCGAATGCCACCGTTGCAGCATCGATCCAAAACACTCTGGGCACGACACCCGTTGCATTACCTCATGAAGTGACCGGGATCAGCGGCGGAATTGCAACGGGATCAGGCGGTACACCGGGTTGGTATGTTGGTGCCACCTCAGGTGGACCGGAAGGTTTTCAGTGGTCCTATCAAATCGGAAGCGATGGGAAACTTGCGCAAGTTCGCATTGACAATCCCGGCCTCTCGACCAGCAACAGTGCGCCAACTCTCTCGCTGCTGTCAGGCGGGATTACTGGCGCGACTATTCCAACCGCCACGGTTAATACAATTCCGGTTGGTCGCAATTTTTACGCACCCACCAGCGATGGGCTGAGCCTTGGCGCGTGGGGCAACAATGCCGCAGCACTTGCCACGTCCCCGTTTGGTCTGGCACAGTTGACCATTACCAAGGATGGTTTGGCCGGGACGGGTGGCATTTATCCGGCAACGGTCGGCAATGGTGCTTTCATCAATAATGTCACCGTATTTTCCCAGACGCCTTTTGCGATCTCTGGCATTTTGGTCGGTGCATCGGTCTATGCTACGGCTGGCGGGGCTGCAACGCTGGCGATTGTGGCCATCAATGGTGATGGCACCGTTCGGGTGGTAAACGATAGTGCAGGCAATCCGCTCACCAAGGCGGTAACATTAACCACCGGTGCCAATACTATCACCACTTGGAACCCGCGTATCAGCGCAGGTCAATTCCTTGCCGCTTACGCTGCAACAAGCATTCTCGGTGTGAACAATGGGATCAGTGGCGCAGCGTGGTTTACCGTTGGCCTTCCCGGCTCTGCGACCAGCGGTGGTACTGCAAAAACCAGCACCAATCAAGCACAGCTTGGGTGGTCGATTTCCGGTAAGGTTATCGATAAGATCACTGGCAATAGCAACACCATCGATGCGCTGCTGTCCAGTGTTTCGACCAATACCACTGCGATTGCGCTGGTGAATACCGCAGTTAATGGTACGCTCACCACCAGCGGCACCTATCCTGCCGTCGCGGGCACTACGGGCAGCGGCAACGGCCTGACGATCTTTGCAACTTCTCAAGTTGCAAGTGAGGGGCAACTTAAAGGTATCTCGGTTTACAATCCGGCAGCCGGATCAGTTGCGGCCACGTTGGTTGTTTGTGCTGATAATGGTGACGGTACAGTCACGATCCAACAGAGCAAGGACGTAACTCTGGCTTCTGGAGCCAATACGTTCACCAATTGGAACCCCTATGTTGGCGTTGGATATTGGGTTGGGTGTTACAGTGCTGGTTCATTCTCCATCACCACAGGGTCAACCGGCAACACACTGACTTACACCAGTGGCCTACCCTCAACAAACACCGCCAAGGCAACATCGGCCAACATCTTGCCCGCATTGTCCTATACGGTACAGTCGGGTGAGATTGCGCGCGCGATTGCAGCCGATGGCAAATTACAGGATCAGATTACCGGTTCTACCAATGTCGGCGGTCTTTATCCGGCAACAGCACTCACCTACAACATTGTAGGTGGATATACCACTTTTAGCGAACAAGCGGTTGCTAAAAGTGGACGTCTGGTAAGTGTATCGTGCCATGTTAATGCTGCCGGTCCCGGCAAAATCATTGTTGCCACCAAAAATGGATCGAACCAGTTTACGCTTGTTTCTGCAACACCCATCACCTTGGTCAACGGCGTTAACACTTTTACCTGCTTCATTCCTGTTACGGCTGGGCAGTATATCGGTATTTATGGTGCAAATGCCGGTACATCCATTGCTACATTGACTGGATCATCACTGCGCTATGTTGCTGGCATCCCCGGCACCAATACCGCTTCAACCGCCGTTGCCAATAGCAAGACCGGCATCGGTTGGCAGGTGGCCATTGGTATCAGCCCGCGCCAATCTGGCGCAGAGGCCACACTTGATGTGGTACAATCTGCTGCACGAGCTATGGCTACCGAAGGTATCGGCTTGCTGTCCGGTGCGGATAATACCGGCACATCTGACAGCACCGCAGCATTTGTTGCAGCACGTGCCGCACATCCCACACCGCACGTGCCGATGGGAACCTTTGCTGTTACCAGTCTGCCATACAACGGTGAGGGTCTGTGGGGTGAAGGTAAAATTTACGTCAATGGTGTCTATTACCCGATCCCACGCCGCCCTACCGATGGCGCATTACGTCTTAAAGTGCGTTCGGCCATGGCGCAATGCGCGTCGAGCAATTCACCCAAGGTACTGATCGGTGACAGCCTTTCAGCGCACTTCTATGCCACCAGCATGCAAAAGCACTGGTGGCAATTGCTTTCGGCATGGCTCAATGCCGAGGAAGCCCCCGATGCTGCACCATGGCAAGGGGTAGCCAACTCGGTCATTCGCGATGTGACCGGGACGGGTGCGGATACCGCCGCTTTCTATGGCCTGACCATCGCGGGAACGACCACGGCGGGCACCAACGGCCCGCTTGGTCAATCGACCATTCTGGCTGATGGCGCATCGGTGACATTCACCGGGGCCTATGCGTTCGTCGATGCGTTTTATACGCAACAGTCCGGCGCGGGGTCGTTGATCTTCTCGTATAACGGGACAGATTATAAGACGGTCAGCGCGGCGGGTACGACCGTTTTGGACAGCTACACCGGTCCTTCCGCGACCGGCCAGACGGCCAGCGGCACCTATGCCATTCGCGCCAGCGGTGGCCCGGTTGAGCTTACCGGTCTGATCCGCCGCCCTGCCGTCCTCGCGGCCAGCGGTACGCTCGGGCCGATCCTGCACATGCGGCAGGCGCATGGCGGGGGGCAGTGCAAGGATTTCACTACAGCGGCGCTGACATCTATCATCGCGCAGGCTCAGGCGATCAGCGGTCAGGGCAGCAATGCCGCGCCCGAATACACGGTGGCGCTGATGACCAATGATGCGCTCTATCATGGGCAGGCCACCACGGCGCTCGGTCTGGCTGCATATCGCACAAACCTTACGCGGGTGCTTAATGCGCTGCTAGCTTCCAATCCTTCGCGCGTGGAAATGATTACGCCGTCGCGCCCGGATTATGCCACCTTTGCGTCAAGCGTTTATACCGCAACGGCATTTGATGCCTACGTTGGGGTGGCGATCTCGGTCTGTAAATCGCTGGGCGTCCCACTGCTGCGCCTCGACCAGACCAACTTTAATGCGCAGGGCCTGCTTTATAGCGATAAAATCCATTGGACGGATACAGGCAACCAGTTGGTATTTGAAACCTATGCCCGCTGGCGGTCGGAGTTTGGCTGATGGTTAATCTGACAGCCATTCATCCTGTGAATTGGGATGGTAAATCGCTACCGTGTCTCGGAATTGATGCGGTAGAATTTCAGCTTACTGCTCTCAGCGGTGGTGTATGGAAACCCAAGCGGTCATTTGACGGGGTACTTTGGGACGATTGTTCCATTTATCGTGGGACGGTGGAATATACATCTCTTAGTGTCAACGATATTGGTAAGATTTTTAAAATGCTCGGCAAGGGTTGGGTGAAACTGGAATTGCAGAGTGGGAATTATTTTCTTACCGCATCTGCCGTTGCTGCCAAAATTGGCGCGCTCGGTGACAACGGCGGAATTTGCTGGGCCGGTTAATCACCAACCACCATTGGCGAGGAATTCCTCAGGGTTTTCCTCGCCAAGTTGTCCAGCAATCAGCCATGATGGTGGGTAATTGACCCGCAATTGATGCGCTTGAGCCGCAGCATCATTCGCATCAACGGCATCGACAATAAAGCGATGCCGTTGCTTGCTGACGATCTCAACGATCTCGATCCGGTATTTCATCATTGACTTGCTCCTCTTTGTGCCGCCACAATAGATGATTAATCGGGCAGTGGCAACCATCTGTTACAGGACAATGATCCTGTGCAGGACCGGGGCAATCATAAAATTCACAACAGCCGTTACGTCTCTGTTGGTATTTCACCTCGCACCTCCTTCCCAGTTTGTTCACCTCTGATACGGGCTATAGCGAGATGCAGCGCATCGGTGTCATCAGCGAGTGCATGGGCAGCATCCTTATCAGCTTGCGTGATTTTTGCACCTCGCACCTCCTTCATCCATTTCTCAAACCGCTTATTGCGGCTGCACATGATGGGAAAATTGTGGCGGTGTTTGGCTTCTGCCAGTGCGGACCTGAACCAATTACCGCAGGCATTACAGCATAGTTGCATTTGGGTTTCGCTCCATACTCTCGGTCATCTCTCGGTCAAAATGATCAGCAGTAATATTGCACCCACCGCCGCACCCGCCATAAATAGCATCAATGATGAAATCCGCATCAACATCGGACGGGGCAACTCCATACTGTTCCTCGCACCACTTATCAAGCGCATGCAGTGCAATATGATACTGCTTATTTAATTTTACAGCCCTGTCAATCAGTCGCTGCAATTGCGCTCTTTTACGTGTGGTGAGTTGCATCTCTCATCCTTTCTAGCGCTTCTTTTTCAGATTGCGTGATTACGGCAATATATTGACCAGCTTTCACCTTGAGAGATGCACTCTTCCGCAGCGCATCCATGATAAAATAGAGGTTTTCCCAAAGCAATGCGTCGATTTGGTTTCGTGCATTGATGCGGTCAACAATGTTTTCCGCCATGTCCGCACGTTCCATCAGCTTCGGTATTTCCTCCAAAAGCATCGTGATCGGATCATTTGGCACAAAACGCCCGCCCATACGTTGTGCCAGTTTATTAGCAGTTTCCATGGCGTGCTTATCAGGATTTACCATAGCTCAAGTCTCCTGCACTGCGTCAAAACACTTACGCGAACAATAAGCATCATCTCGCGTAAAATGCCAACCATTTCGTTCAGCTTGATCTCTCATCGCAATGAGAGGGATGCGTCCGCCGATGACATGTCTTCCTGTATGTCCGGTTTTGGCACATTTGGCACAGACAAATTCACACCAGACCGATACCGGCATAGCTCAAATCTCCTGTGCCATTTTATGTAATGCAGGGATATTTGCCTTGTTTTCTTTCGGTATTTCATTCTGCACATATTCCAGTATGTGCCCACCTCCGACGCTTGCTACTCTACCGCTGAGATGCATCGATACGCTGGCCTGTGTGATCCCGAGAGATCGCGCCGCCTCTGCTTGCGTCCGGTAGATCGTACCATCGGTGCAATTGCGGATCGCACGTGTTTTGCGAAACATCATCATACCCATGAGATTGCACTCAGGGCGCGGTGTGTGTTGATCGCGGCGGATTGAAACAATTCGGGCTGCTTCCATCTTTTTCCGGGTGATATGGACGATGCGGATAATGATTGCCCCACCGTCTCCGAAAATTTCCATCCATCGTTTATTCGATTTGGCGTAACTCAGAGTGTAAACATCCGGCAATTTACATTGCCCAACAAATACACAACGCGGCGGTGTGCCATCTCTGCTGGGGAGATAATGCTCAACCACAGCAATGGTATCACGCAAACGGGTGGTATCAGGAATATGCAAGACAATATCGGTACTCATTTCACATCCCTTTAAAACGCAGGATTGCCCAGATGACGATGACCACCAGTCCTGATGCCCCGAAAATATTGGCAAAAGTGGTGTGCTTGTGCGCATCATAGTTGTATGTCTCGATCCAGATACCGATCAGCATATACATGATGATTACAAGCGCCAAACCATCCAGCAATTTATTCATCATTTTTCTCCGGTTTGTCGGGGTGCGCATCCAGTTGGTTTTTGGACCATTGCAGGCCTGTGTCACGCCGCCCGAATTGTTCGACGATTTCCCTGAATTTCCATTCGATATAGAATGGGCGGTTGCCGCTGGAATAGCCACCGAGATTGTTACTTTGCAGGTACGCCCAAAGGTTTTCCGCCATGGTCAACAATTCTTGGCTCTCAGCTTCCGTTAGCAATTCGGGATAGGGGCGTGTATCACTCATCGTCTCACCCTCTTAATCTTGCCGCCCTTGTAGCGTCGCAAAAGATATACCGCAGTTCTGCGATGAACGCAACGGGCTACGCAGGTATTTCCCACCCAAATCTCATGCATAGCAACCACCATCTGACATTGCGCCAATCAACATGGTGGGCTTCATCTCTGGCTTTGCCACCATGTTTTGACATCACCATCACATTATCTGTGGCATTGAGACATTTTGGGATCAAACCATCGGTGCCGCATTCGTTCCAAACATGACCATTGTAGGGTGCAATGCGCCAGCGTTTGACTTCTGGCCAATAAACACTACTGATCGCTATGACGACAGTACGTAAGGGTGATCCACCAATGATCTGAACAGCAGTTTGCGGCCCAAAGTCTTTCAACACAGCAGGGCGCTCGGTGAATGGCCCGAGATACCAACCTTGATTATTGTGGGTTGGTGCAGGATCACCGGGGATTGGTATCGGTGCAAGTCCCGGCTGCATGGTATCGTGCGGGACATCGCATTCACCGTATAGCGACTGGCTGCACAATTTGTCAGCGGGTGAAATCCCACCAAACGCTTGCTGCCCGACCGGCGTGTGTTCCCTGATGTAATTGCCCACAGCAGATGCCAGCGCGGTATCGTCGCCGCTGGCTACAGCGTTTTTGATGGCAGCGAACGGATCGGGCTTGAGGACGAATTGGTCCATCGGAGTAAAGCTCTCAATCGCATCGCTTACTGCAATCATGTACCGGGCAAACGCTGCCTCAGTGCGCAAGAGATTGCTGTGCGTAGGTTCTTCCTCAAGTCGCAATTTAGCAATTTTACCCATTGCTAAGTAAAATTTGGCATCGTCCAGTTTGGGTACAGTCATCATCAATCCTCCTGAATATCCAATGCGTCATCAAACGCATCGTGATAATTGTCGTATGGGCCAAGCGGTGAATTGTCATATTCATCATCGATATTCTGCCAAAACCAAGCGCGGCGATTAGCATTATGAAACACCATGAACCTGCTGCCATCTTTGCGAGTGAATACGCGATGATCATCCTGCATTATCGGGGCCTTTCAGATCAGAGATGACTTTTTCTGCCATTTCTCCATATATTTGGTTTGGTTTGACAACCTCTATGCCGTACATTGTGGCTATACGTTTGATGCCTTCTCTTACAATCTCCACCATCGCCGGATCGCCTACCCGCTCGGCCAGCTCAAGGGCGTCCACAATTGCTGGCAAATGTTGCAAGAGTGCTGAAACCAGTGTCAGGTCACAACCTTGCAACGGCTCCATTGGGCCAAAACCGCTTTCCATCGGTGTTCCAGCGAAAAGACTTTACGGTAAACCAACGTCAGGCTCACCGTAAATCATATATGGTCCCGGCGTGGCGTGTGCGGCAAGTTGCCTGATGTGCTGCGAGAGGGTCATTGTACCCAATCCTTTACTGCCGGATAACATGTTTCGTATTCCGTAATTAAGCGGCGATGAATTTTCTCGTACTCAGCAAGTCCCATCACTGCCATAATGCGGCGGTTGGGGCTGCGCAGTAGAGCCTTATGTTTGAGATATTCATTACGAATATGATGCGCCATTGCCTCAGTGATACAACCGTAAACCTTGCGCGTCAGAGCTGCTTCAAACGGGCAAAACTCACCCGTAATATCCATGAAAGTAGATTTACCGTGACAGCGGATGCGCGGTTTGACATTGTTGATTTGGACGGATTTGTCTCGAATAAATCCAACAATGTCCGAGTTGGGTGGTGTAATGTACCCACCGTCATGCCAAATGAAAAAGCGGCGTTCCTCAGTCATGACACACCTCCAAAACAAATAGGGCACTTGCGGCGCACATGGGCGGTAAGGCACCGCTTGCAGGTTTTAATGCCCGGTGGTGCAGGAGGTGGGTAATCCACATCAAGTAGCAAGTCAGTTACCGCTTGAAATGTGGCACTGTCACCAGCATGGTAAAGCGCATTCTGTGCCTTGCGCAGCATTTCAACCATCTCGGGCACCAAATCAATGGCGCGGGTGTTGACGAGCGTTGCGCGCCGGGATGGATCGGTACTGCGGCCCATCTCGCTGTTGCGCTGTTGGCTGACGCAGATTTGCTTGCCGTTGGCTGCACGTGTGATGAAAAAGCCGGGACTGGTTTTGTCCTCGGTGGTTTTCCATGGCCCCGGTGTACCATGAATGTGCCACTTGATGCGGCTCACTGGGCTTCTCCAAAATACGCATCGATGTGATCGTACATCATGTCCATTGCAGCGATGGTCCGTTTGACGAGCGCATTGAGATGCATTGCAATATCTTTTGCGCGCTGTTCACCCGACGCATGATAGCAATCTTTTGGCGATACCCACCATGCCTTGTAATTGTGGGTGATCAGTACATCATGTGATCCACGAACTTGAATGACCATCGACGCCTGAAAGTGATCCATATCATATTTGTGCGCGGTAATGGGTGACTTAAATACCACCCAATCACCCACGCCAATGGACGGGGTTGCAGGCGGGGTTGGGTCAACAATCTCAGCGGCGCGCAACGTGTTGATCGCATTTTCGATCAATGTATCGTCACCACTAGCAACAGCGTCCTTAATGTATGCAATCGCATCGTCGTGGGTCTTGATAAAGTCGGTCGTATTAAACGGTGTCGTTTCCATGTGAAGGCTCTCCTATATTTGATAGTGTAATATAACTTATAATTGGTCAGGTCAACTCCATTCTCCCGCCCCTGATCGGGGTTCTCCCGCCCCTGATCGGGGTTCTCCCGCCCCTGATCGGGGTTCTCCCGCCCCTGATCGGGGTTCTCCCGCCCCTGATCGGGGTTCTCCCGCCCCTGATCGGGGTTCTCCCGCCCCTGCAACCGTAACCCATTGATTTTAAACGATTTTTCTGATGTAACCGTTACAGTTTGGGGCTAAGTGACTGATTTTATTGGATTTTTCGTCAAATATGAACCTGAATTCAGGTTCACAACAATCGATTACATCAGGTGGCCGCGGCCCTGCGATCGCTGGCAAAACCCAATGTTTTCAATGGTTTGATGCGCGTTACATGATGCGCGTCAAGGGGCGTAGGGAGGCATGCCGGACGTGCCGGACCATCCCCAGACCGGGTAGGTTGAGGGGGCCGCTATGGCGGGCGCTATGGCGCGTCTGGCGTTGCGCGGGGGTTATGGGTGCCTATGCATTACTTGCTCTCCGTGGGGCCGCTATGGCGGGCGCTGGGGGCCAAAACAAAAAAGCGCCATGCCTAACCCGCATGGCGCTCTATTACTTTGGAGCGGGGGATTTGTGGCGGTTTGGGCCTACGGTTGCGGCCCATAGAAGCCTACGCCATCGCGCGTTGCCACAGTTTGCCCTAGCTTACGGATTGTGGCCGCTCGGACACCGTGAGGGCGCGCAGCGTGGGCCGTATCGCAACGCTCCGCACATCGACGTGCCAGAGCGCGCAAGGTGTCCTTAACGTGATCGGGGAAGTGATTGCGCCCGCAACCGCTAATGGCCGCGCCATGGTTGCCGTATCGAGCCAGTGCGAGGGAAAACATCTCACTCCATTCCCGCGATGCGCGGCAAGCGGCGGCAAATGCCACGGCGCTATGATGCAAATCATCCCGCGCAAGCAAAGCCTGTTGCGCGGGCGTAAGTGTCTTTGGCGTTGTCATTGTCGTTACTCCCATAACTCATATAGCGCCCCTACGCATGGCAAGGGCGCTGCTAGAATTATGCAAAACGCGCCTTATATGCGCCGTGGCAATGGTCTAGCGCTTCATTGCAATCGCGCGCCCATGTTGTGCTGCAAAGGTATTTACCGCGCCCATCAAACAAATCGATTTTGCGATAGTCGCGGCGCGCACCATAATCGAATGGCAGAATATGGCGTTTTAAATGCGCCATTGCACCGGACCGACTACCCCACGTCCGAATATCGCCGCCGGCAGTATGCAACCATCCATAGTCGCACCCACAAATAGCATATACAACGCGAGAGCGGCGGCAAATGTAACCATCAATCGTTTCGGTATATTCGGACTTGATACCGACAACGCGCGGTGCGCCAGAGCGGGGCATAATGCGAGGATCAAAACGATCATTGTAAATCATAATGGGTTACTCCGGTTTGATGGGGCGCGCGCGATGATAAGGGCCATCTTTGTAAACTTCCCAACCATTGGGGCAAAGCTGGCGCGCACCATCATCTGTTATGTCATAGGATCGCGCCTTGCCCTCACATCCCACTGCGTAGGACAAATGACCATCCCCCGGCGCGTAGCAATGTACCTTGGAGCCATCAGGGCGGGTAATATGTGACATATCGTTTACTCCGGTTGATTGGTGGCGCGAATGCATTGTGCATCGCCGTTGCAGCTTGCCACACCCATGTATTGCAGCGCCACCATTGCCAAGAGCAAGAGCGCCAGAGCGGCGAGAATTGCGCGGGGATTATCCATTAAAACGTCTCCGCCATATCCTCATAAGTCACAAACATGACTTGCAAGAGACCGTAAGGGCGGAATTCCAAGCCATCGCCGCATTGTGTAGTGACACCGCGCACACCAGTCAGACCCATTGCCGCCTTTGCGCGGCGCATCAATTCGCGGTTATATGCGCGGTTTGCGCGGGCATATGATCCATCGGGAGCGCCCGTATAACCGTAATGCGTCAATTCGGGCATGCGGACGGTTGCGCGGTTAACCCATGAATAATTAGCTTCGCCGCCAAATGTGTCGGTCAATTCAACCTGATAGATATGTTGTGCCATGTTAGGTTACTCCGGTTTACGTTACTCATAAGACACCCTTGCATGCAAGGGTGTCT